TTAGCCAGCTGATTTAATGATGTACGTAACCACCCCGAACACGTCGAGAGTGTCCTCACTACCGACGACTATTGGCGAATATGCAGGGTTCATTGGGTTAAGCTGAACCCGCGGATGCAGTTGCAGCTTCTTAACGGTGAATTCCCCATCCACAGCAGCAATAACGATATCGCCATGAACTGCTGTTCTTGAGCTATCCACGACCAGAAGATCACCTTCCCCTATGCCTGCGTCTTTCATGCTGTCGCCGGCGGCTTTGACAAAATACGTCGCACTTGGGTGGTTAACGAGCAACTCGTTCAGATCAATACGTTGCTCAACATAATCCTGCGCTGGACTAGGAAAGCCGCACTGCACAAGGTCACTGTACAACGGGAGCAGCATGATCTGGCGTAACTCAACGGGCGTGTAGAACTGCATAATAAACTCGCTCACAAAATACTGTTTTTATATACAGTAGTTTTATTCGCTAATCTGATCAATAGAGGTTTTAACTATCAATCAGGAACACAGAGGGGGGGAACCAGTCACCTTTGAGCCCCTTATATTGGTTTCACTTAGTGATTATGTTGTCTATGTGCCAGCTTTGAACTATCTTTTCTCAAAACCTGCTACTGCAAATGGATAATAAGATGTCACAGACGGACTTGCTGATTGTTGTTTTTACGCTGGGCATTTTAGCCTTTGGCTATTCCATATGGTTCATTTCGAACAGAATACTCTGCTCAATATTTCATAGAACTACAAAGAATGTATGAATTGGGATGGTATAGACTCAAATTCATGATCCTTGTTCCTCGACTTCGGAAGGTACTTACAAACCGTCTTCGCTCTTAACCTATCACATCGGCACCTCCTCCATGATGTAACAACTCAGACCAGAAATATCTGGAAGCTTTGGGCGCCTTCTTAGAAGATAGGCGTGTGCGAAGACGCACACAGCAATGATGTTATGTAGTATTTTCCCCTTGAGTGTGCCTGCTCAAGGGGATTTTTTATCGCTGTATTGTACTGGCAAATATTTGTAAATCGTCTTCACTCCCACCCCTATCACATCTGCGATCTGGTGCCGGGTAGCGCCGTTCTCCAGCATTCTGCGGCACCGCTCCACCACTACTTCAGTCATTACCCGGCGGCGGCCGCCGACTCTCCCCTGCTCCCTCGCTGCGGCTAAACCCGCTCGTGTACGCTCGACAATCAGCTCTCTTTCCATTTCCGCCAGGGCGCTCATGACGTGGAAGAAAAAGCGGCCTGCAGGCGTACTGGTATCGATGCTGTCGGTCAGGCTGCGGAAATTTACCCCACGAGCCTGCAACTCCGACACGAGCGTAATCAGATCACGCACGCTGCGGCCCAGCCGGTCCAGTTTCCAGACCACCAGCACATCACCCGTTCGCAGCCGCCGTAAGGCGCGCTTTAGCCCTGGCCGCCGGGCATTTTTCCCGCTGGCCATATCCTCAAAAACCAGCTCACATTCTGCGCGAATCAGCGCGTTTTTCTGTAAATCGAGGTTTTGATCCCCGGTTGATACCCTCGCATAGCCAATCAGCACTCTCTAACTCCTTGAAATAGCTGATTGTAAAAAGCAGCGGCCATTCGCTCAAACCCTCGTTTGGGCGAACGCCTTTTTGGAGCAAAAAACATGGCCGAACTTAACCCGCCTTTGGGAACGACGACGCCTGAAATATTCCTGGATAACGTCAAGCGAGCCGACAAACTGGTTAACGGTCCGGCCGGAACGGTTAGCGACCGCGGTGGTGAACCCCTCGATACCTGGCGCCAGATGATGGCGAAAAACGATGAAGTCAGGCAGAACATCATTCCACTCGGTAAGCAGTACCAGACGCTGGCGGCGGCGCAGGCAGATATCGCGAATATCCCGGAGGGCTCCACAACCTTCGTACGCAGTATTGACGATGCCTTTCTGGCTATCGAATACAGGAATGTAGACGGGACGTTGACGGCAACAGGCCGAACAATGGACGCAGGCGGCAATATCCGGCAGGCACCACTATCTGTCAACCTCGTCGAATTTACTGATCCGCTGGGTTTTTCTCATTCGCGTATTCGTGCCGATGGCGGTTTCGAAACACCGATGTCGTTACTGGATGAAGATGAAATATCCTCCGGCAATCTCTCTCTTGTTCACGATCCGCATTTTGATGGTGGAAAGTTAATGCTGTCTGATGAGCTGGGGTTTTCCGTTCCGGCGACAGAAGACAGTGAAAACGGTAATGTCGATCCCGGTGAGGTCACGGTTGATTTGCCTCCGCAAACAGCTGCATATGCTCTGCTGTCAAAAATGCGGGCTGCGCTGGAAGATGTCTGCATCATCATTAATTCCGATTCCACCGGCATTACTCAGGATACCGATCCGGTTAACGGTGTATTCAAAAAATGGACCCGTAAGCTGGCGGAGTTCCTGGCCGGGAACTATCCAGCCTATACCGTTAATTATTATTCCTGGATTTCCGGTGCCTACAGCAGCCCGGAGACAATTCAGGTCGGCACTGCGGGGAAAACCCTGCATTTTTACAACGCAGCGGTCGCCGGTACGCAACCGCTTTATCTGATGGGACAGTATTTTGAGACCGCGTACGTGCCTCGGCAGGCCGACCTGATTATTTTCAACCACGGGCACAACACAGATAACAATGTGCCAGCCAGCACCCACATGGGGATGGATTTAGCCATTCTCTACACCATGCTGCAACGACACCCCAATGCCGGGGCGATAATAGTTTCGCAAAATCCGCTGAGGGACAGCGATAACGGGACTGTCCGGAGCAACGGTGCGCGTCAGGCTGCAATCACGGCAGGCTTCAGTCTGGTTGACGTATTCCAGTTGTTCCAGAACGCGGGCAAACCATCAGCCTGGTATATGGACAATATTCATCCGAATGCTACCGGTGACGCGAAAATTTTCGACCTGGTTAAAAATCTGTTCGTCTGGCCAGCCAGTCCTTCCCGGTTCATTCCCGGACTGGCAGCAGGAACCAGCTTACTCATGAATGGTGATTTCACCACCTGGTCAGAAGGACTGAATGCGCCTGACGGCTGGACGCTTACAGGATGTACGGCAGAGCGGGACTTTTCAAACGTGGAAAGTGGAGCGTATGGTTTACGCCTCACCCAGACCGATACTGTCGAAACTTACGCAGCCACGACATTACCCGCCGCCCTTGTGAAACGCCTGCGTGGAAAAACCGTTGTACTGGCGGCCAGAGTATTTGTTCCGTCGACATCAACCCGGGGTAACTCTGGAACGGTCCAGATACCTGAGATTTCCAACAACCGGCCCTATGGCACCCCAAGCGGGGGACGTGGAGGTTTTATCTGGAAAGCTACCGTTATTACCGTACCTACAACGGCAACGACCCTCACGGTTCGGGCAGTACTGGATACAGCAGGCGGAGCTGCGGGTAACTGGTGCACCTTCGACCGGCTAACACTTACTACCGGGACTATCCCGCAGGATTTTTATTAACCGGAGAGTGAATATGGCAACCCGAATTATTAACAGAAATGCCAGCCTGTGGGCTTCACCTAAAGCGAAATTGTCCATTCCTTTCGCTGGTCCCTGGGAGGGGTTCTTTTCGTTTGGTATTGATGCAGCGACATCTGTTCGCAACCTGATTGAGGATAAGCCGGCGCTCTCCGTCATTGGCAGTCCGTTATATGGTGAAAACTACATTGAGCTGACGGGTGCACAGGTGGCTTACCTGGCGACATCAATAAAAAACACAGAGGATATGACCATTGTCGCCTCGGTAATGCCGATGAATGATGCCAGCTCCGCTGTCGTCTCTAACTATCAGTCGCAGCGTGCCGATGGTACCGGTCTGTGCATTGGTACTCAGCTGGGGTTTGATATCAACACACCCGCAGATGGAAACGTTCAGGCCACGTTTAACCATGGTGTACTGGTAAACGGTATTTCGACTGGCGCGAGAGCAAATACTCCTGATGCGCCCATTAACACATGGAGTCTGATTAGCGGGAGGGTAAAAAATTCAGCTCGTACCAGAACGGTAAATAACCTGACGACGGGAACAACCGGGGTGAACAGCCCGGCACTGAATCCAGCGGATTTGGGAGATTTCCTGCGTATAGGATCGGCGTATAACAGCCAGTTTAGTGGGGTGGTGAGAGTTTGCGAGGTCGCAATCCTGAGCGGGTATCTGGCTGACGCCGATTTTGCATTACTGGTACAGCTGATGCGCGCCAGTGCGGCAAAAAAAGGGATTGTGGTATAGATCTAACAAAAAATCCCCGGCAAAGAGCCGGGGAAAGCGATGAATGACATTATTGCTGTATGCGTCTTTGCGCACCGCGTATCTTGTAAGAAAATTCCTGGTATTTCCATATGTTTCAGAAGAGTCCATATTTGAATATGCAAGGTGGGGCTTTTACCATTATCCTAACTGTCGTTGGCGAAAATACTGATCCAGCCAGACATCAGAGAAAGTCGTTGCGCAGAACGGTATATCGGTTGTGGCTACAGTACTTCCAGCCTGATAACCATCGAAACCGAAATAGCGCTTGGGTAAACCGGATTGTGGTCCATATTCAGAATTGAACAGATCCAGAGATGTCAGCAGTGCATTCATCATCGAGGGCCTTCCGGAGATCATCATCGGGTATGCAGCAAACGTGATGGTGTTAAAACTGCCGCGCCGGCTTTCCGACGCACAGTAGTCAATCTCATCAAATCCGCCCAGGGCTGACGACGACATGAGAATAAAATTATCCATATCGAAGGCAGATTCTCTGCCAGCAGCGGTACACCCTAAAAGGTAATTGTTGTAGGCAAATACCTGATAATGCACCCACCAGTTAGCCGACAGCACGTCTGATGCCCCTTCCTTGAGGATGTTCTGGGCATACATAAACCCTGAACTTTGCATCAGCAGAGACTGAATCCCATTATAGGTTGCCAGATAAGCCCCTGCAGCGTCCTGCCCGGACATGATCCCCAGCGCAACAATCCTCAGTCCTGTGGCATTGCTGTTAGAGTTACCTTTCCCCGCAACTGACCCCTGTAGCCCGACTCCGCCATTGGCGTTGTAGTAAGTCACGATCGCATCGGCAAAGCTTTTTATCGCTACGGCAGTTTTATCCCTGACAGTCGTGTTTCCTTTCAGAACCGCAACCTTATAAAGCCAGTGCAGAACCGGAACACTGATGCGGGAAGCAAACTGCAGAAGATGCCCGCCATTCAGATATGAAGCCCCGATATTTGCCAGCACAGGTACCCCGAAAGATTTCACGACCGTTTCAAGTTGTGTGTAAATTCCCTCCAGCGTCCCGAGACCGTCTTTCAGATATCTGACAATCTCATACGTTACCGGCGCATATTTAAACGTACGCGTATCTCCCGGCCCCCCTTCCCACTGCCGGGCATCACCGGAATACCACCAGTCCATCGACCCGTCCAGATGCAGTTCAATCTCGCGGACTGCCCGGCGGACCTGGGTAGATGGATATGATGACTGTCCAAGGAAACCAACCGGACGATTCAGCACCCTGGAGAACACATCCCGGGCTGTTGCTGAAGGTGACCTCATGTCAAACCAGAACTCGCTTGTCCAGGCCCAACCTTTGTTGACCGGCCAGGTAATAAAGGAGTTGTGGTCCTGGGTCTGATATTTCCAGCCAGCATACAATCTCACGGAAGAAGATGACGGATTACGAACTTCCAGCATGGTAGGACGTGTCGGTCCATATGTCTGCCCGTCACGATGTACATCGCCGTTAGCCCTGACTGCTGTCACCGCCCATTTATCGCCACTGGTCGGGTCTGTAAAAATAAGTGATGCGGCCTGTGGGTCATACGGATACGCACCGTCCCCGAAAGTCAGTCGCGCGATGACCCCAGACAGGGTTGATACCGGCAGAGCAACTTCCATCGATGACACCAGGCGGATTTGCAGTTTCCCGTTACGAAAGAGACGGTAACGCATCACTGCCCGTACAGCCTGGGAAGGAACGTTATCAATGGGCAGATTCCAGGAAACCACCTCAATCTCGACAAACACTGGTCCAGTATTGATCAGTCGAATGGATGAAGCCCCCTGAAAACCTGCCTCCTGGTAAGCGCCGGAAGCCCATGTTGAGCCACTCAGATAGGCGTTAAGCGTGATGTTGTGAACGGTCCCGTTGGGGTCAGTGATCGAGGCAAGTGCCCATGCCCCGGCAGCCACTACACCGGAATTGGTGAACGTCAGAGTATAGCCATCAAGCGTCACTGTACGCTGTGTCGCTGATGGCACAGTCAGCAAAGGGCTTTCAGCATAAGATTTTCTGGCCGTGGCGTAAGCTTTCAGCTCAAAGAACCGGGTTTCTCCCGCCGGAACAGAGGCCAGCGTAAAGACAGAGCCTGCTGCCAGAGAGCCATCAGGATGAAATCCCGGCTGTGAGCGCTGACGCGGGTTTGGATGCTCCGTGCCTGAGAACTGGCAATCGTACTCCAGCCCGTTTTCATCCGTCAGAACCAGACATTCCTGAGACGGTACTTTTCCCGCAGGGAACCGGACTTTGAGTTCTACGGGGTAGTTAAGATAGTCCTGCGTAGTGGCATTTTTAACATCGCCGGTTACGCGGACATAGTCGCCGACGTCGGCCCCGTTCACTGCATCCTCTTCGTAGACCCGGAGTATAATACCGTTCCTGTCACCAGAGGAATTCAGATGTTCAATACTAAGCGCGCCAGCAGGAACCCTCAGAGCCATAATGTCCTGCAGGTCACGGGTGATCTGCCATGAGGCCGTTCTGTAGGTGAATACTGAATTGCGAGACAGCCCGTAAAGATAATTGAAAATCGCTGACGGACTGAACAGAGGTACCCCGGAGGCATCAAGCAGAGTAACAGGAACCGAAAACTGCAGGCATCCGTTTCCCTTATACCCACCCAGTGACGTGACAATATCGGTCCGTAGCAGCGCTGATTCATTCCCGGTGACATAGCTGAACTGGCCCGCCAAATCGACACAACCGGGTACGCCAGTGTTAGTCAGTGTCCATACGGCGCCATCCTTTCTGATGAATTTCGCGATAACCATCACCGCACCAGGAAACCAGGACGTTGAAGTTACCGAGACACCATCAGTGTACCGTATCTCTACCCCCTTAAGCTCATTCAGTCGATGTGCCTCACTGAATCCCTGAAGGATACCATTCTGCAGCAGTGACTGATTGGCAGGTACAATGCGCCTGCCAACCCGCATGCCGTTAACGCTGAAAGCGAGATCCACCATGCGCGGGGCATACTGATTATCATCTGCACTGGTTGACTGAATGGTATCAATAACGACAAGGCGGTTTTTATCCGAATATCCAGGCAGGCCGAGGAGCGGCCCGTTATACACAAGGCGTGAATAGCGTCCGTTCAGCGCCAGATCTTTTGCTACCGCGGCTGAAACTGCATTGCTGTGTAAAACTTCGGGAACCTGGTTCATTTCCCCGGAATTCATAACAGAAAAAGCAAAAACAAGACCTGTACTGGCATCAACTGTCAGAGTACCTGGGGGAACTGAAAACAGGGATGCCGTATGAATGACTTGCGTAGTGGTTGAAGCATAATAAAAAACCTTCTCGGGCCACATCGACTGCAGATAAGCCTGGACGCCTGCTGGGGTTGCCGGATATCCGGCAGCGCTCAGTTCAGTGCGAGGAATAGTGACCTGAAGATAGGTACCGGAGGAATGCAGAACCACGCCACGCAACGCTGTTGTGGAGCCCTGATCAGCCCGTATAGAAGCAAAGTCATGTTCCGGATCGAACGCGGTGTACTGTGATGTCGCAACAACGCCATCACCAACGACCGGAAAAAAGGCTGCACGGAGAACATTCGCTTCCACAATGACATTTGATACTGTCATTTCCTTTAGGTACAGGGGATTATAATGTGTGGTTATATCCCCGTCAGTTAGCGTCTCTCCTGGGAAAAAAAACCTGCTAAAAAACTCGTTGGTACCTGCAGTGAGTACGAGTTTTGCTGAGGTATCCCCCCCAGCAGGAAGAGACGCAGTTCGCAGCTGCCCAACAGCCTCATCAGATAACGACCAGCTTCCAGATGCCGTAAGTGAAAGAGCTTCTGTCAGTGTCAAACGTGAAAGCGTTTCTGTTATCTCAACAGATTCTTCAAGGGCATGTGCAATTTTATCCAGTTCTGCCTGAGATGGCATTTTCCGCCCGGTAGGCTGCAGCGTCCCGCTAACGTTCATCACCTCAACCGCAAGAGCGCTGTCATCCGGGCTGCGGTAATACGTGGTCGATCCTACCGGAATATTCGCGATATCCGCCTGGGCCGCTGCCAGCGTCGCATACTGCTTGCTGAGTGGGATCAGGTTCTGCCTGACCTCATCGTTTTTCGCCATCATCTGGCGCCAGGTATCGAGTGGTTCACCGCCGCGATCGTTAATCGTTCCGGCCGGACCGTTCACCAGTTCGTCAGCGCGCTTGACGTTATCCAGGAAGATTTCAGGCGTCGTCGTTCCCAACGGCGGGTTAAGTTCGGCCATGTTTTTGCTCCAAAAAAGGCGTTCGCCCAAACGAGGGTTTGAGCGAAAGAAAAGTTGAAAGGGATTTTTTGGTATTAAGCAGCGTCGACGGGGTATGTGGCGTCGTCGTACTGGTAGAACGATTCGAGGTATTCTTTAGCGGTGACCTGACAGGTTCCGTCAGACTGCGGGGCGATCTCCTCTACAATGGCGTCGTAGACATGGCGCGTTGAGCCGCAGAACACCAGGCGGATCGGCTCAATGGTTGCCGACGACAGGTCAACCTTCATCGGATCATCAAACTCACTCAGGTGCGGGACTGACAGCTGAAAATCACCCACCCTGCTTGCCACCATCAGCCCGGATGCAGAGCCATCCTGATAGCGGATCAGCGTGCGGGGATTTTCGAAAGACCAGTCCAGCGGCTCCGTGACGGTGAACGTTGTCACGCCACCCGCCGTTGTCATCGCCTCCACCAGACAGGAAATCGTGTTGTTACCCGGAATATCATCCGTCAGCACAACGCGATCGCCCGTGTTGTAGCACAGCGCGTCCAGCTCGGTAGTGGTCTGGAACGTCACCCGCTGCTGCAGGTATTTCATCAGGCGGCGCATCCCGATTTGGTAGGCGTGATCCTCATTCAGTACCCCATCGAGTTTGTAGGCCTCGATTTTCACCGGCGTAGGATTGTCTGGCGTCCGGCATTTAACGGTCTCCTCTGCCCAGGTAGTCCCGTTGATGTATGTCACGTCGACGCCATCAAAATCATCGTCAGACGGTACGGTAAATCCGCTCTGCAGCTCCTCCACCATCTCATGCGGAGTGATCACGCCAGTCCAGGGCTTAATCCCCTCACGGTTGACCGTCGCCAGGCCATCACTCAGCAGAAAACGTGACTTCCCGGCATTGGCTATCTTCTGCAGCATTTCCAGCGCAGAGATACTGTCGCCGGTAGCAAAGTCGAAATACTCGCCGCGTGGCGTCCAGTACGCGGACTCCAGCGCGTTGATAGTGTCGACATCCATCTCCAGCCCCAGCGAGTTCCCGACATGCAGCAGCGCTCCCGAAATGGTTCTGGCCGTTCCTGAGTCATAGGCCCGCGTGGCCACCACGTTTACGCGGCGGTCCGACTGAGCCGCCAATTTGCCCCCCGTCTCAACGGTCACCGCCATCAGCGACACGCCGGGATAGGATGAAGGGCGCGTCAGCAGTCGCCCGCGCAGTGCCTGCCAGTACATCGAATCCCTGGCGTTGTTTGAGCCCTGCTCATTGCGCCGGCGACAGCGAACCTCTACCAGCCCTGGTGAGCTGAGGGTGATCCGCTCAGTGAATCCCAGCCCGTTGACGTTTTTAAGCGCATACTCTCCCTGGTGACTCACCCACCCCGATCCGGAACCGTAGACGCGATACTGAATCTCCCACTCAACATGCCGAAGCCGCTTTTTCCCCTTGCTGTCAAAGCCACAGATGCCGTTCGGGAAGGAGAAATTCACCTCGAACATATCGACGGTCTCATTTTCAGGGCAAACCAGGAACGGCCCCAGCCAGCTCAACGTGTCGTTAAGACCAGTGGCCTCATAGTCGATCATCGTCCGGGCGGTGAATCCCGGCCATGACTCATCAACGGCACCATTAACCAGGCGCGCCACCGTCGCCGTTGTGCCGTCGGTCGAGACAATGCGGTACTCATTCCCGCGGTGAGCAAGTGAAAGCCGTTGCACCCCCTCCGGCATGCCGGAAAAGGCTGTTCCCGTGGCGCTGTTATAGGCAAGCGTCACATTCGCCGTTACCGCCGGGCTGCCGCCGGTTGATGCCGTGCCGGAGGTGTAAACCGGAGCATCACCGAAAACAGCTGCAGGCAGCGAAGAGGACGTGATCGCCCCACCCGCGAACGGACTGGCCGACTCGGTTATCAGTACGGTGCCGCCGTTGTCCTGTGCAACCAGGCCGGAGCCAGTGAGTCCCTCGGTGATGGCCGCCAGCAGTCCCGACATCGAGACATAGTTAGCCACCAGCGACACCGGGTAGGTAACCCCCTGCCAGGTGATCGTGAACGTGCTGGAGCTGGTCGAAAAATCGTAGGTGGTCGGGGCCGCACTGGCCTGGACTTTTGCCGCACTCCCCCCGGTGCCGGGCACTGCAGCCTGACCGGGGGTATATGACGCGATAAACAGATCGTAATCGACAGAGTTAAACCCCAGCGTCACCGGCATTCCAACCACCGGCGCGATCTCCGTCAGCAGCGGGCTTGCGATAACGCTGTATCCAGCCGCCGTGGTGATCTGGTAGTTCGCCGGGGCTTTCAGTTCGACCACGGCGCCAGCGACCCAACTGGGCGGCAGTGCGTTATCGTTCTCGTCATCATCATCATCATCCGTATCCAGCCCCGTAAACGTTACGCTCGAACCGGATACGGTCATGCTGTCTGCGATAATGTCGTCTGCGTCCGGCGACGTCTGGGCCATGTCCAGCCCGGTGCCGGATGACGTCCCGCCCACTTCGGTGGAGTTGACCCAGTTTTCGCTGCGCTCATCGCCGGAAACGTCCGCGCCTGGCGGAAAATAGGTGATGTTGAAACCCGGCAGCGTTGAAGCTGGCGTACTGCCAACCCGGATATCGCCATTGGTATAAATCAGTTCACCGACTCCGAGGCATAGCAGCATCTGGACGCGCATTTTCGTAGGATCGGCGGCATCGAACCGGGTAACCGGCTGCACCACATAATCTGGGTAGATACGCACCCGGCCAAACACCTCACGAATGGCATCACCGAGTTTTGCGGTGTTGGCCCGCGCCGGGTTCAGGTCGAGACTGCGCCCTGTGGATGAGGTATAGCCGCCCGTATCAATGGTGCTCATCAAAACAAGCGAATAGGCTGCAGCGGCAACGGAGATACCGACGCCGATCCACGCGATTGTGGCGGCCTCCAGCCCGAAGGGAACCGGATAAAGCCTGACATCACTATCAGGGCGAATCACACACTTAGCCCACTCGCCTGGCGGAATTAACAGCCCCTCAACCTCAACGGTCAGCGGTGGGACATCCCGATCCTCGTAGCCTTCAACATTTTCTACCAGCCAGCTGCGAATACTGGTTACACCATGCTCATGCGTTTCGAGTGGTTCACCGGGAAGCCGGGACGTGTAAAAACGAATGGTCATCGCCAGAACTCCACTTTGACAAATCGACGCTTAAACCGCGGCAAGGGCAGAAAGGTGACGTTCGTGCCTGGGTTGCATTCCGCCACATGCAGCAGGCCACCGATACTGACCACGATCCCTACGTGGGTGACGGTCGACCCGGAATAGCAGGCCACCCCAGCCCCTTCGCAGGGTTCGCAGCGCTCAAGGGTAAGCATCATCCGGCGCGCTTCTCGGTCGAGGCCGCCGTCGTCTTTGGTGACCCCGGCAAAATCGGGCCAGACGGGTAAATTCAGGTCGCGGCGTATCTCGTTCACAATGCCGAAGCAGTCAAGTTTTGGAAAAGAGCGACCGCCCTTCTGCCATTTAACAGAACGGTATTTATCAGGGTTGAACATTGGGATTCCTTAGCTGATATAACGCAGTCCGGGGAATACAGGTAGCGTGTAGCGGTAACGTGGCCAGGCGGTATCGAGGATATTCATATAACCCGCGGTAATCTGCCCTTCGGTCGCAGTCCAGTAACCAGACTTGATTTTCAGCGTATACGGCACTTCCGCAGGGGCCGCTAAATCCGTGGATATGTAACGCCGGTATGTCAGCAATGCAGACAGACGGTTAGCCAGCGCATTGCGGATCGCCGTGGACACAACGCCGTCGATATTGCACAAGGCAAATTTGAGGTCCTGCGTGCCGTCCGCATTGCGCGCCGGCAGAGCAATGTCTATCGTACAGGCTGAAAACGTCACGGTATCGCCGTTCTCCGTCGTTGCCATAATATCCTCGTAGCCCTGGCACAGATAATGGACGTCAGAACCAATGGTGATCTGCAGCGTCTCAATGATCACCTCCGGCCCGCTGCTGGCGTAGAGGCGGTTGAGTTTTGTCATGATTTTTACCCAATAAAAAAGGCCACCCGAAGGTGACCTTAAAAATTGGTGTCGAATGTGGGTGTACCCTCACCGGCAGGATCGCTATTCCGCGCTTTATTTCACGCTCCGGCTACGGAGCGGCATGAAGGACTTTCCCACAAATCGACACAAGTGATTATGAAGGAGAAACGGTTTTAATCAAGCCTTGGGCCACTCCTTATTCAGCGCAATATCCAGCAGCGAGCTGCCGACGATCCATTCCGGGTAATTACCCCATGGGGCAGGAGCAAGGGGGCGCTCCCATAATTCAAGCGTTGCCGTGTACTTCCAGTAAATCGGGGCCACCAGCACCGGTCCCTGATAAATATCTGTGAAGCGGCATTTGTAAAACTTAATGCCCGCCGGCGTCTGCAGCTTCATCATGAACCACGCTGCCCCGTCAGATAACGCATCACGGAACCAGGACTCAAACGCCAGGCCCTGCGCATCTGTTTCCATAAACCAGGTGATGCTGGCCTGCGTCGGCGTGAACGTAAAAGCTCGCCTTTGCCTCGCGCGACCGGTGGTTAACTGGGTTCGTTTTAACGGGCTCACAGGCTGAAATCCGTATCCTTCCTGTAATGGCATAGGGAGGCTGTCATGTGGGTAGTAGATATCAGTCATGCAGTCTCCCGGTAAAGTATCTCGAATAAAATTTCACCATTAACCTCAGGAGGGTATTCATTTCAGAATAAAGCACGATGGAATCGAAGAAATCTCTGATTTTTTGGTTCAAATTAACGAAGATAAAAATCTTATTAAATAGAAAAAAACACACAAGGCGATATATTTACCAACTCACCTCAAGAGCTAAAAGAAATAAAAAACAGCATTATCAATATATTGATTTTATTGACTTTAATGTAAGCTTACATTGTTTCGGCACAGCCCCACATCAAAATAAAAAATGGCAATGTGCCGACAGGCAATATACGTCAATGTGACTGTTTGTTTAAAAGCAACTCCTGAAGAAGAAGCGCAATAGAAACAAAGATCAAAACCCCACAAAAAACAATTTTTGCAAAATCATAGTTAAACACGGTTATAAGCGTATCATTATTATATAATTGATTATGCCTATAGGAATAAGTTGTGTAGATGTCATCGCATATTTCAAGAATACCACCGACTATCAAAACAAGCCAAAGAAATGAAAACTTCACTCGGACCTCCTTACGTTTACGTCTCCTATTGAAGATAAGTCCGCCAATAAAAAGAGGAATCATAAAAGCTATGAAGTCTTTAAATGTAAATGTTAACAACGCTTCCATTAATAAGATCCTTGTGTTTTCTTGCACCTACTCAGATTGTTAGACTTACCTACCTAATCAAGTCTCAGCTAATGCAGTTTAGCTTACCTAGGACCGTGTCGTGTATAGTTTCCTTTTAGAGCGTTGCCAAAAGCCCCTTGTGGCATGGTAACCTCCTTTGTGAGTTCACCTTTTAACTGCCTGGAAAGCTGTCGATTATTCTGATTGAGTGTAGCGCTCAACTGCTCCGGAGTAATACCCTGGAGATGAAACTCCTGATTAATCGGCGCGTGTACAGTTGTTTGCCTACGGTTATCGCTGTTAACGTTCTGAACACCAGTACCAAACCCTGTGCGCCCCAGAGTTGCATCAAGCGGTTGGCCATTTCGAAGTGCCTCAAGCTGAGACACGCCGATCCGGTTCGTTGACGCCTGGTCGAAGACGTACTCACCTTTGTGAACAATACCCGCGGGCTGATACTTACCACCGGGGCCGGTGTAACCGCCGGAGGAGAAGCCAACTCCTGACACAGCCTGGATATTTGAGACGATACTGGCAGTCTGTGCAGCGATTGAGGCCATAGCGATGATGTTGGCCGGATAAGGCGCGCTTACTGCACCGCTTGCTATAGCCTGCTGGATTTTCACCATCGAGTCAGCGATAGCGAATGCCTTACTCGCAGCAAAAGCAACCTTGTAGATTGCCGATTGCTCACCAAACCCCGTTCGCATGATTTCAGCGGTACTTTCAAACAAGGACTGCGTGGCCGCAGATATGATGGTGTTTTTCTGAGCCTCTATGACCTGATTTGCATCCGCTGCACGTTGACGAATCGAGGTCATTCTGGCCTCACCCTCGGCAGTTATTTCGCCGGCCTTCGCATAAGCTTCCTCCTGAGCTGCCAGCCAGCGCTGGAGCTCTTGCTGAGCCTGGTCATACTCGTTGATTTGCCCCTGCATCCCCTCAAAAGTTCCAGAGAGTCGCCCTCCTGTGGGTGTCAGGTTTCCTACAACATTACGAACCGTCGAGGGCAGTTGCATATCGGTGTTTTGATAAATATCTGCCCGTGTTTTTTCATATTCACCGGGTTTTAGTTGCCCGGTTGCTTTGGCCTTCTCCAGCAGTTCAAGACGGGTTTTAAGCAGATCGTTGGTCCGCTCATCCTTCGTCTTTACCTGTTCCTGCATCTTCCGATAATCGTCCAGGGTTTTTACGGAATTTTGCAGTGCCTCCTGCTGCTTATACGCCTGGAGGATTTCATCTGAACGGGAAAGGATCGATTTCTGGTCAGCTGTGAGCTGCGTTTTAGACTTGAGGTCAGCAATTTGCTGTTCGAACTTAACTCGCGCCTGGGTTGCGCTGTTAAGCTTGTCACTGGCATCCAGCTGGGACTGCATGGCAGCAGTCTGCTGGTTTATCTGATCAAGCAGCCGGGTTGCTGCGTCCTCGGTATATGCTTTACCCTTTGGCGTCTTGGGTGGTTTCGGATCTTTGTACATCTCGTTAATACGAGAAACATTTTTTGCATATTGCTCTGCAGTAATTGCACCTGCCTTCAGGAACTCGCTTTGCTGCTTAATAGCTTTATTGCGCTTATCCGCATTGCTCAGATATTGCTGGTTAACGCGATCTACTTCCTGCTGCGTTTTAATTCGTTGCTGTTCGGCTTTGTCATGACTGCTGATTATTTCAGTTAAAACGCCTTCTGTTGTGATTTGAGATTGCAGATTATTTAGCTCATCTTCGAGCTCAGCCTTTCTTCCACCAAAAAATAGCTTCCCACCAGCAGCCTTATCTATCCAATCTAATTCCTTACGAATTTGAGAGATCCGCTCGGTGCCGGTTTGCTCGCGACCAATATCAAGCATGGCATCCCATGCTCCTTTAGCCGTTTTAGCAAGCGAGTCCCAAGCACGTTCAAGAATCCCCAAATTCTGATGAATATCGTTCGCACGCTGCTGCATGGCATTGGCGTAAGCATCACTAGCCACCCGTGCAGCATCCTGCTGATTACCTTCATCCTGCAGTGCTTTAATCTGGTTGTAGGTTGCCAGTGTCAGAAAGTGGTACTGGTCGTTAAGTTTGGTAATGGCCGCAACCGGGTCAGCAGCAATGTCGTTGAAATCACCCACCAGCTTTTCAGTGGCGATGCCTGTGGCTTCACTGATTTCAACCACGGCAGTTGTTACTCGTTCCAATGACTCTGCAGCCACCTTCCCGGATGAAACTATCTGGTTAAGTGTGGCTGCGGTCACTCCAGTAGTTGAGTTGGCAACTACTGAAACCCGAGCGGCCATTTCTGCTAGTTGCCCGGTGGTTTTACCAACCAGATTACCGCTAAGGGTCAATGACTTATAGAACTCATCCTGCTCCTGAGAGCCTTTGTAATAGGCCAGCCCAAGAACACCGACAGCCGCGGCAGCCAGAGTGACAGGATTAATTAACCCCAGCACATACCCGCCAACACCTTTAATCGCGGGGCCAATACCGCCGAACATATCTTTCAACTGCCCGCCCTGCTGCATAAGCACCATAAACGGCGACTGACCCGTAGATAAGCCGACGATAATGTCAGTCATCTGCGCCGGGATCATGCGCATGGCAAAGGCAGTCTGTGCGGCAGATTGTCCGGTTTTGCCAAGGTCGTCGCGAAATCCAGTTAGCCTGTTTCGTGTTTCCTCGATTTTCTTTGAATAAAGATCGAATGTATCGGTATCTACCATCCCCTTTGATTTGAATTTCGCAAGATCTTGCTGTTGTTTATCCAGTTTATTCAGAGCTGCATTTACCGGGTCAATTCGATCTAAGAGTTCAGAAAGAGACTGTTTTTCTTCATCAGTAGCCTTTGTCACTTTCCCTGCACTGGTGGCAGCACGTTCGCCTGCCTGCGTCATTTTTACCAGTGCAGTTGCGAGATTGTCAGCCTGCTTCTCTGCCCCGGAGCTATCAATCACAATGGCCAGGCGGGAGGTTTGTTCTGTCATTTAGCTATCTCCGGGCAATAAAAAACCCCGCCGTAGCGAGGTTTTTTTACGAATATAATATTTTGATAGTTATATTATCGAAACGGGTTCACTGGTAATACTCAGGTCTGTTTAATATCACTTCCACAGTGTTTACATTTAATGGCCTCTTTGCGGATAGGCTCGGCGCAGAAAGGACATTTTTTATACTCACCAGACTCACCATTAAGCACTGCTCGGCGTTCAGAGGTAGACGATGATAAGACAATAAGAAGACCAAGAATCGGCGCAATAAATGCAGTAAAACCAGCGATAACGCCGTTTCCATTTGTGATATTTGATGCTAAAACGACCAAGCCGAAGCCTAAAGCGCACATACCTATAAGGTAAAGGAACGCAATACCTAACCCATTTCGTTTTGCAGCAATAACTGCTACAACAATAACTGCTAGCCCAAAAAGCATAAAACCTAAAAGCGGTTCCACATCCCCATCCCCATCATTAACATTTGCACACAGGTTAGCACAGGAATAAATGTAGACAATGATATGACTACTTCACTTTTGCCTGTCTTTTCTGCTCTTCGGCCCACTCAGCCCTCCAGGCATCATCGAGAGCCAGTATCGCTGCGTCAAACTCAATGCGGTCGATCAGGATGGTGCGCGATGCCAGGTAAAGCTCGATATCATTCAGGGATAGAGGGAGTGGCACTCCGGCCATGCCGGCATACTTCCTGCCGCGGGATATCATAGCGTAAGCGTTGAGGATCTCCCCAGTGACTGCATCGATTTTGGGCTCTGGGATGGGCGGGAGATTTAGTTTCTCCCTGCGCCACTTTGCTTTCTCGCCCTGTTCGCCGGCGAATTCCTTTAGCCACTTTTGGGCCTCTATGGCTTTTTTACGGTTTCCTGAGTCTGCTGCTCCTTACCCTGAGCAATGTTTGCCGCCTCAGCCAGTATCAGCCAGTATAGCGCCGGGTGCTGTTTCAGCATGGCGGCCCCAAGTTCTGGGGTGTAGTCGAGAGCAACCTCTATGCCGTCGACTAACTGACCTACTCCCTCCCAGCCTTTCAGCAGGAACCGAGCGGCGTTATCGATCAGCAGGTCATCAACAGAGTCGATATCGTCCACGCTGGCGAGATTAAAATCCGTTGTCCCCACCTTATAACCTGCGTCCATCTTATCGATGTGGCGGCGCACCAGCGCGTTACGAGAGCGATATTGCGGATTCTCGCTGCTGGCCACCAGCAGGCGAAGTTTGAACAGCGATTCTTCTTCCGGCGAGAATTCCTTTTTGCTGCCTTCTGGCTTTTTGTAGGGATAAAACCAGCGCTCGCCATTTAAATCAATTTTCGGGGTAACAATCAGCATAAAAACTCCATAAAAAAAACCCTCCAAAGAGGGCCAATGTTAATCACCACCGCCAGTAGTGGCAGGAACGCGGGTAATAGTTGGCGGAGTATTGGCCGCGGTGATATCCAGCTGAACCTGAACAATGTCAGTGCTCCCCGCATCCGGCCAGTCGCCGGAGATCTGCACTTCCGGGAAATCGAAGGTATAGGCGCCTTCAGCATTCTCCAGCGTGAAGCTAAACGGCACCGTTTCGCCGGTGAACGTTTTTTTGTAAACCTCCCAGGCAGCCTTTGACCATGACAGCGTGATTTGACCTGACGGGGTAAAGGTTGTCGGAATGTTTGCGCCGGCGAACGCCGAACCGGTACCGATGCAGCGCTGAGTCTGCATATTGTTGTTGAACTGAATGTTAAAGGTGTCGACGCAGAAGCCTGTCCCGCCATCAACACCATTTAGCCGGATGTTTGTGACCTCTTTGAAGGAGTAACGCAGCGCCCCCGCTAAATCCACTGGCGTGGTGAAAAAGCTGGTATCGTCCCCCTTCGTCTCCCAGTCCAGCCCTGCAAACGTAATGGTTGCAGTGATATCACCATCGGCCGGGATTTCCATCTGGAAGGTACCAACCTGGCAACCGCGGGCAATCTGGGCGATCCCCACATCACTGGCAAAGGTCGCCACGGAGAACGTAATACGACCATTACCCATCGTCAGCACGTTATTTACCCATTCGGCACCGAAACAGCTGGCAAGAAAATCGTCATGCTGATTCCAGCGAAACCGTGTGCCGACATCGCCGCCGACATCCACTGTGCCGCGTGAAACACCCTGCGCCATACGGTCACCAGCGATTTCGTCGTTGTCGTTGGTGTTCTGCGTTGGTTTCAGACCAAATGAAGAACGCCGCAGCAGGTTCCACGCCCCTGCTGTTGGCGTAATTCCTGCTGTTGTCTCGCGAATAAACGCGGCTACTACTTTTGCACCTGAGCTCACAGGAGCCTCCTGTTTTTGTGCGCTACAGAGCGCGATAAGGAATTTGAAGATTGAGCTGTAACCAGCCATCGGTCTCGCCTGCCGGCACAGCAGAAACGGCGAAATAACTCAGTTTTCCGTCGTCCTTGAACTCAAATAGCTCCGTTAGCTGATCGGCCGTCCGGGAGATAAGCAGCGTCCCGGCGCCGACCGGAACAAACAGCTGAATGATGAGTAAACCTGTCCTGTGCACGACCGGCCCATCCCCGATCTCGATTGTGCCTGCCTGCCCTGCAATGTTGGTGAGGCGGGCCCAGATATCGCGGTTACTGGGGTCAAATACCGGACCATTGGGATAATCCACCGCATCAGAGGCAATAGCGGTCTGTGCCGCCATTCGGGAAATGACAGCGTTTCTGATTTCTGTAAGGGTCATTTGTAGGCCTGAATCACACCATTAAACGAGACGGCATAGACGCCTGTCGGCGCCTGCGTTGAGTGGCCATTCTCCAGAGGCACGGAGTAAGGCAGGTTCGACTGGATGTAAATCACCGAGTAGGCTGGTGCCTGGTCAATGATATTTTTGCCATTAAGAAACGTCATTGTCCCACGCGGATCCGGTTCGGTCGGGACGGAGTGATCGGGTTCGCCGATGCTGACAAAATGCGATGCCCTGAAGGTTCCTGCGCGATACTCAGCCGGCCGCCTGATATCCATGCTGTCATTAACACGGACTTTCTTCCTGAGCCTTCCGGTTTTGGTCAGGTTAGCAGGATCGGCATAAAGAGATTCGTTCCATTCACCTACCGCTTTGTTGTATTGAACCGCGGTCGCGTTGATGGCCCACAGTTCCGGGTTTCCTACCGGCGACCGTTGAACAATTTCATTCAGCAGTTGAATGGCGATTGTCCGCTGGCGTAGTTTGACATCTTCAGCCACCAGCCCGGCGAATGCCGCCGGATCAATGTTCCAGCCCTTAGCCATATCACGCCCTCCGCAGTTGAATTGAGTACGCAGCACCAGCAGAGTCGGCAGAAGCGGTTATGATGTCGTAACGCTGAAGCGCACCCGTAATCGGTTCCGGTGCGGTGATGATATGCCCGACGGCCGGCTTATCAGTCACCTCGTTAACCAGGGCGGTTAGCTTCACATCACCATGCAGAATGTTAACGCCATCGATACGGCGCAGTTTATAGCGCGCCAGCACTCCACGCCCCGAGTAAGTCACCAGCGCTTCAGTGCCGGTTTCCGTTACCGGGTCCCAGGCACCCCGAACGGTGTATGACCCAGTGAAATCCTTAACGGCATCCTGCAGGTCGGTATCGAAGGCTGCGGCGACCTCATCTTGCAGTTCGTCACGAATGCCCATTGCACCCACCAATACGCTGCTGAGGTTTAACGATCACAGTACCGTGGAGTTTGCGGGTATAAATTTCGCCGTTGCGCTTAACCCGCAGCGGGAGCGGAGCAAACTCTACAACACCCTTTGCCGGGTTTGCGTAAACGACATAATTGATCGGGTTTCCATTCACAAACACATCGCGAGGGCCGAGCCCGTCACCGGCATAATGCACATCAGTGTTTTGCATATCACCCCCTTACCAGCCGTACCTGAGACTGACTAACGCCATAGGGCTTTAGCATTGCAAGCGCCAGCTGCAGATCAGAATCAAGCAATGCCGAGCTGTTGGTAGCGAGTTCCGCGAAGGTCTTTGAAACGCTGACATCATCGGCATCTACCGTCTTACTCAGCAACACACCAGAATCAGTTTTCTGCTGATAAAGGCCACCATTCGAGGCCGCTAGCGCTGCATAGGCGCCAGCCTGCTTCACATCGTAAGGAATGATGATTTCGTGAGTTGCCTTATCGCACGGCATTTTCAGGTTAAGTCCATTCATCCAGGTATTAGCCATCAGCACAGATTTGGCTTTTTTGCTTTCATCTGTCCAGGTGGCACCGAGAATCGAATTGACGTCTTCAACGGTGATGAAAGTGATCATGCATCACTCCATTTCTTTCCAGCCGTGCGCCTTCCAGTTCTCCACTTCATCAGGGTGAACGTTGGCGGTATTGGGCGCACCCGGGAATGCCGGGAAATCGGTAACCATCGCCACCAGCTGCGATGTGGTCGATACGGGTTCGTTGTTATCCGCCTGCGTAGACGCAGTTTGCTCAGCAGCTCGTTGGGCGCGCTGCTCTTTTGTTAATCCGGCCATTAGCCCTCCACTAAAAAAAGGGGCCGAAGCCCCTGTTTATCAGCCCAGCAACAACGCTGAGTGCGCCGACTTAACTGCCGCTACGCCCCAGGACAAACCGACTTCGTAACGCACCTGGCGATACTGGCGGTACAGTGCTACCTGGTAAGTGATGCCAGATACCGGGTCAGTAACGTTCATCACATCATCCGCAGTATCGCCGCCCTGCGGCATTGCCGGGGTTCGGGATGCAAGCAGGAATGCATTGCGATCAAACGCCATGTTTGCGGTGTAGGCGCCACCAGCGGTAATAGCGGTGTTGTCGGCCAGTGCCTGACGTAAGCCAGGAGCAGCCAGGGTGATTGCTGTGGCCGTCGCAGCAGCAACAAGGTATTTATTGCTGTCCCCGTCAAACGTCACGATGTCCCCTGCTGCAAACGCACCTGTGCCGGTATCAATGGCAATCAGAATATCGCCTTCAGCTTTTGCTCCATTCACCAGGTATCCGGCAGCCGGAGATGCAGCGCGTTTCTTAACATGTGCGGATTCGTGGATATTGAAACCTTCCAGTCGCCCCACGATACCTTCGCGCAGAAGCGCATCAGTACCGGATTCGTTTACTTTGAACAGAACAGACTGTTTACCGCGGAGGTTTGCGATAGCCGAAGAACCGAGAACCATCTGCAGATCAGTTGTCGGCGAACCGTTGTCAGAGAGAACCTGGCGCGCATTGGCCGCATCCGACAAATCACCTGCAATACCGAAAGGAGCGGTGCCGGCCGTACCAACAGCACGGGAGGATGCGAAATACAGAGCCGCGAGATCTGCATCCATCTCATTAGCCAGCGCGCGAAAAGCCTGCTTAAACTGATCAGCAAGGATGGTGTTGTATGTCCCTGCGGGCCCCAGTGCCAGTTGTTCCTCACCGTTCCATTTGACCGGGGCCATTTTTGATTTGGTGATTTTGACATCAACGGTGCCGATCGTCTGGTCGCCGTCATTTGGCGCAGTAGCCCCCGGGGTAATATCAACAGTGGTTGCCGGTGGCGCAACCGGCGCAGTAACAGTCTGGTCCTTCGCCGCCGCATCAGCTTTAGCATTGCGCGATACTGCCGGGATAAAACCGACCTGTTCGCGAGATACGGTATCCAGAGCCGTGAAGATAGTCGGGATCAACCCGGTAAGCGTATTAGCCATGTGTATGGATTCCTTGGAGATTAAAATATAGGGTTGGTTGAGCTATCCAGCTCCGGCACCAGCAGCCATCCGGCGGCTGGCAAAGAATTAATCGACGATGGTGATACCGTCTTTGAGAGTTGATTGCTGGTCTGTCGGGCTCAAACTGGTAAACGCATCGCGTTTCATCGTTTTCTGCCCGAGTGAATGCTGAGACTGCCGTGAGCCGCCTCCCTGGTTGCCGCTGGCCTTCAGAATGTGGTCTTTCTGTGGGTACTGCTCCACCAGGAACTCCAGCGCCTCATCAAAGGCCGCCAGTTCGCCCGGTTTAGAGCGGGAATAAATTTTGTTGCCGGAGCCGTCATAGGCAACGACTTTCCCGTCCTCAACTTTGAAGGACTGGCCGAACCGCGCCTGAAGCATATCTGCCGGGATTGCTACTTTATCTGCGATGAATTTCGAGCCAGAGAACCGGCCGCCGATCATTTCCTGATAAAGCTGGCCTTCAAGTGTCGTCGCACGCTGAGTAGCTTCATCAAGTTGGGCCTGGAATGATTTGGTGATATCCGCTTTAACCTGATCAACGGCGCCTGCGTCGATCAGTTTTTTCTGGTCGATTTTAGTCATCATCTCCAGCGCTTCGAGCGCCTTTGCCGGATCGCCGATTTTGGCAAACTTAGCCAGACCGGCTTCAGCGGCTTCTTTGGCTTCACGATGAGATTTTGCCTCGCCATTCAGAGAGGAGATTTTCCCAACGGCCTGCACAGCATCAAAACCAACTTCCTGGCCGTCATCGTGGATGTAGACTGGTAAACCGCTGGAATCGACTTCTGCATAGCTTTTGCCGTTAACTTCGACTGTTTTCAGTTTCATGTGGTTACCTTTTCGGTGGTCATCCGACCGTTGCACCGCTCACCATCCGGATCACGGCAATAAAAAAGGCCGCCCGGAGGCAGCCTGATTGAAGACTTAAAAAGCTTTAAAGTCTGGCGTTGCTGAACGCCTGAGCATCCAGGTTACGAAGTTGCTCCAGAGTCAGCCATTCGCCCTTGTCGTTGTAGAAATCATCGGGCGACATGCCGCCGTCACGAATCAGCCGGGCCCGGGTTACGCCAACGATCTGGGACTGTCGCGTGAACGACTGGCGCGAGAACCAGCCCTGATAATCGGTATCCGAAGGCACCTGCCCGTCCATGCTGGCACGTGAGCTATCTGATATTTGCCCAACAGCAATACCCAGCTCATCAGACGATTTCAGGATGTAGGTTTCGACGCTGCGACAGCAGAAATGGATTTTCCCGGGTCCCTGCAGATACGGCACCTTATGGCCGATCGGCTTGTTATCCAGTGTGTACTTGAGGCGGTCGCGAATCCGACAGTCTTTTGATGTACGGTTATCCAAAGTGGATAACCACTGCTTACCCTTCAAAATGTCATCGTTCGCATCTGCAAAGCTTTTCCTGGCCGTAGAAGCAAGATGCCCCACAGCCGTTTTTGCAATACTGCCGGCATTGGTGCGGCTCATCTGCAGCGCGCCATCCTGATAGCCACGGTTAGCATGACCCCGGACCTTTCTGGCGATTTGCTCATGCGTATCGCCCAGGAGAAACCCCTGCCGCACTGTATTGGAAATTCTTGCCATCCTGTCAGCTTCAAGGTTATCTGCCCACTCCGAAAGCAGGCGCCCCTGAAACGGTTGTGCCATCGCAGTTGCGTAAACGGCATCCGGTGAAATGCCCACCAGCGGGTGAAGCGATAGCACATCATCAGGAATCGCAAACTGGAACAGGCTCAGCTGAAAGCCTGCTTCGTGCTGAGCGAGTTGCTGCAGCTCATCAGATAGACCCGCGTACATTGACTGCACAGCCTCGCGATTGAGAGCTCTGACACTAACGAGCAGCGCTTCCAGTCGCGACACGGTAAAGCTGTCAGCATCCAGGCTATCCATCGCCACCAGCAATCTGGCTGTCAGTTCCGCATCGCTGTCATTCAGGATTTTTATCATCCTGTTTGCAACGCTGGTGCTGTACCGCGCTATCCATATCGCATGCGCTATCGATTCATCCTGAAGCTTGTCATTCGCCGTTGCCATTTGCACCACCCGGGTTACTCAGTCCGCCAGCCAGCGTGACCTGCTGATTTCGCAGCTCGTCGATTACCTCTTCGGGCTTCGCATCCGGATCGATAAATTTGAGGGCCTGCAAAACGCGAACTGCATCGACCTGACGTATATCACCCCCCTGACGTAGCGACTGAACAGCTGTTGCAGCTGCGGCATCAAACGTCTGGGCTGAAACATCCAGTTCGGTGCGTACATCGACATTGCCACCCTCTTTCTCGCCCAGCCATTCCGCCATAATCTGCAGGATATTATCGAGCGCATCCTCAAGCGAACTTGCCATGGTGTAGAGAGGTGAATTCTCCTGCATCCGCTCTTCGTGAGTCTGGTCTAGGGATTTAGTCGATGTGTTTTCCGCGCGCAGTAGTTTTGCGCCGGCCTGACGCATCTGGTTTTCCAGATCCTCAAGAGAAATCTTACCGGCGTCAATCGCAGCCCCGGTATGCTCGACATATTCCAGTCCCTGCCGCTGGCGGTCATCGAAACGAGTCGCAGAGGAAGAACCTATCGTCAACGTTTCGCCATCAGCCAGACCGTAAGCCACCAGCAACGGCACACGAGCGACATGCAGGATGTTGTCCTGTTCACTCTGACTCTGCCAGTGCTTGATATTCAGTAAGGCGAGATTAAGCAGTGGCGGTGAACCGCGCATAAAGCCTGTGCGTTTTGTGTAAAGCGTCACCAGGGGAATATCATCGCGACTGGTTTCCCACTCGTCGTGAATCTGCCACTGGCTTTCGCCGTTATCACCTTTATTTCGGCGATAAATTTCAACCTTGCCCGGCATGATATGGCGTATTTGTTCAACTTTCGTTTGCCCGTAATCGTCGCCATCAATAATGATGACCTCTCTGATACGCAGATCGGTCAGCACCACTTTCCCTTTAACCACTTTCGATTTCCAGCCGATGACCTGGCGAGGATTTAACATCGTGGCATACGGGCGGGATCCCGCGGCTTTTTCGTCGGCTTTAGTTTTTACTGCCTCCGGGTCAATTTTCGGGAAATCCACCAGCGCATGTACCAGACCATACTGAAATCCGATGCTGAAAAATTGCTGTGCCCAGACATCGAGCCGGTTTCCTTCCATATCAATATCTGGCGACAGCTCCCGTATTTGTTCAGGAGAGTCCTCACTCAATACCGTCGGCTCAGCAAACACTCGCCCGATGTTTTGTTTAATGGCCTCTTCATAGGCAGGGAGTAACGTTGCCGAAGCCAAACGCTCCTTATAACTTTCAGGATCTTCGTTCGGCCATTTCGGGAGATACTTCTTGCCCTGCCGGCGCATTTCCAGCGTGCCGCCCATCAGCGCATCATTAATATCCCATGCCTCAACCATGTCGTTATAGTCGAGGTTGGGCGTTGAAATATCAGGCATGGTTTTACATCCGCAGTTGGGTGACTTTTCCAGTCGGTTTGATGATCGGGAATTGCTTCACAATGAAATACCCACCGGCATCGTTGGGGTGATCGTTATCCGCCGTTTTATCCGGCTCACCGTTTTCGCCCCAAACCTGTTGCTCAAGCGACTCGGTGTACACCGGGCACCGCTTTACATTCACTTTGTAGCGACGTTCACCGTTACCATTGCAGAACATGGCATTCATCGCGTTGATGCGGTCTTTCACTGGCGGGTTTGATGCATTAACAACCACATTGAAGCCGGCCTGCTTAAGCTGAGCGATATCCGTGGCGCTGGCATTGCTGGATTTGCGGGAATCGCCGGAAGCGTCCGGGTAAATATAGATTTCCCGCACCTTGCGATAATCGTTGCCGTCGTAAAGCCAGAACCGTTCTTTGATGATGCGGATCATGTCAGGGGTGTCGTAAGCCTTCACAATTTCATTTACCGCAAACGGAAGCCCCAGACGTAACACATGAACAACTCCGGCCATCTTCCCGACGTTGAAATCCATACCGATATACAGCGACTCACCGGGTTGCTCTTCTTCCCTGCAGTTATTCAGCTTACGGTCAAACTGATGGTAAATCGTCCCGCTGGTCAGGTTGGTGAACTGGCCACGGAGATAAGCCTTGATCAGCTCCGGCGGGTATGACTCCATCAGCGACGGGATATAGTCCGGCGGCAGATTCTTTTCATTGTCGAATGTCGAGGCCTGCACCAGGCCGTACAGCGTTGAGAGCGAAGGCTTATCGCGTACAGCCTTTGCGAACTGCTGATAAACGAATTTAAACCCTTCCGGCGTCGTGGTGACGTCGATCCCGTTACGAAGACCGGCCACGTTGTAACGCATACGAGCAATGATTTTTCGCCAGGCTAACTGCGCCTTTTTGGCGGGCATTACGTCCAGCTCATCAATCAGCGCATTACCGATTTTAAAACCAACGATGGTTTGCGGTTTCTCCATCGAGCGGCAAATCGTCGTTCCTCGGTACTGGCGCCCGGCGTAGAAGTGAACCTCTTTGTTTCCCTCGTTGATTTTGACATTCAGCCCCCAGTCGTGGGCCACCTCCTCAACAGTGGGATAAAAGATGTCACGGATCTGCGGATACGTTGGCGCAAAGTAACCCTGGTTGATTTTGGGGTGTTCCCACATCCCTTTGCAGATACCGCCGCAGCCGACCCACGTCTTACCGGAACCGAAGCCGGCGACATAGGCCTTAAATTTGTACTGCATCGCAAGGAATTTGGCCTGAGGGATATTAAGCGTCGGTGCTATCGCCATCCTCTTCCCTCACTCGTGCATCGACTACGTTGATATTGATTGCAACTGGCGTTGGTTCGTCATCCTCCGGGTCAGCAGCCAGCTCTTTGCGTAATTTTTCGACCTCCAGCTGCCGGCGCTCAATTTCAATCTGCTGCAGACGCTGGGCGAACTCGCTATCAGCCAGGCCGAGCCGTTTCATCACCGCCTCGTACATTCGCTCGCGGCTAATAGCGGTTATCTCCACACCGTTCTTTCCGAGCTTCACGCCGGAAAAGGCAAGCGCTGCATCCGGCGCCAGCTTACGCGTATCAGCGAAGTATGGCTGGCCGACGCCATCACCATTACAGCGAGGGCATTCCGGGTTAGGTGCGCTGGTGTGGTCGTAACCGTAACCACCAACATCTACGGGCTCGCGACGTTTACGCTCAAGCGCTTCGAGCCGCTTCTCTTCGTACTCCACGGCATCACGCCATTGATACTGATGACCAAAGCCCCAGCAGTAACGGCAACTCCCGCGGCGATACTGTGATAGCTGGTTAGCGTCGAACGTTGCCAGCCGCCACATCTGCTCAAGCACTTCATCAGCGCTGCCGAGTGTGCGCACAATGGATGCTTTCTGCTGCTGCGCAATGGCCTGAGCAACTGAAGTTTTCTGAAGCAGCTGATAGCCAATTTGTTCAGCAGTCTTCTTGCTGTAGCCAGCACGAATAGCTGCCTGTGTGGCGTTGTTGTCTTTCAGGTATTCCGCGACAAATAAACGTTGTTGGCTGGTGAGGCCGTCACCATCCACCAGCTCTTCTGCGCACTTTTCCTTTTGCGCAGTGCGCAATTTCTTCTGCGCAGGTTTTTGCGCAGTTTGCGCAGTGGGCTTCTTGATGTATCGGCGGGCAGTAGCGTAATTCAGTCCCTGCGCTTCACACCAATCCTTCGGTGATACGCCGGTTGCGGCATGATCGGACAGGAACCGTTGCTGAAGCTCGCCCCAGTCCGGTTTTGCCATACACTCCCCATTTTTATGCTACAAATATCTCATGGTTCATACTGAGTTGAGGAATTCTAAGTGGGAAATTCCCAGTACCTGTTGGTGGGCGGAAACCAAAACGGTGATCTTGTGGTTGGTAGACGCCGAAAAGTTGGTGAAAAATTTGTGACGTTAGAAACTAGAGATGATGGTAGTTCAATCCATGAAACGTACATGGTCGTTAGCTTCCTTATCCAGGGACGACCGGATTGTCTCGTGGCTATTTGCGGAGAAGTTACTGAGAAAGACATTCTATCCGCAGCAAAAATCGCATTATGGTAAGCATAGTTTTCCCATAAAGTGTGATGTTAGTTCCTAAAATATTAAAAAGGAAATTATATGAAGGCTAAGTTTGAAGATGGTACAAGGGTCCGGTTGAAATCTGGCGGACCGATTATGACTGTCGATAGTTATGATGAAAATACCCAAAAATATCTCTGCGAATGGTTTAAAGATGGCAAGTTGTACAAGGAATCATTTCGAGAAACCTCACTGGAAGAGTTTGTCCCTGGTGAATTTGGCATATACTAATAAGAGGAGCCGAAAGGCTCCTTTTTCAATTAACCTGATGCCTAATCCCCTTTAAGGAAATTGATTCTGCAATTCTTACCGACAGACCTCCCACAGATGGCGCTCGACCCCACCAAAATCGTGCGTGCGACCTGTCCTGCGCTTAATACTGGATTCACCCCAACTTCTGCGCGCTGATATCGTTTTAACAAGTGAAAAACCAGCAGCACGTAACGATGCTCCAGACTCATCAGCTTGCGTATATGTGATTATTCTTCGATAGCCCATCCCCCACGCTGCGCGCCTCACAGCGCCATACAACATCGAATTAGCATTTCTTGTTCCATCGGTGCAGGTACGGTTTACTTCAAGCGTCAGTCCATCATCAAAATGCCTGGCGATGGGGCGACCAGCCATCGCAACACCGACCAAATCACCGTTATTTTCCAGTCCGATGCTGAACTTATGGCCTCGCGGCGGCTTATTATGGCGATGGATGGCCTGAACGAACTCACAGGCACGTCGAAACGTAACAGGAACGATAACCACGACTCACCTCAGTCATTATTCTTTAATGTACCGCTGCAGGTAGTTCACTTGTCAAGTGATGGTGCTGATTCGCTATCTGAGGGTTAAATAATCCCCTTCAGCGAAGTCAATAAGTCGGGCCCTGAAGCAACAGCCCGGCCCGGCATGCCGACATGATGACCTCCCAGCAGGGCTTGGCCATAGATTTCTCTGGTGTTTATAATCTCAAAAGTTATATTTATATGTCTACCTAGTATATATTATGAATGCTTGCCGTTAATTTTTAAAGAGGAGATATAAAATGTGCCGCGTTGAACATTGTTCATTAGCTGACATCTTGGATATTTGCCAACAAAGCAGAGATTATTTTGAAACGAACCCAATAGGGTTTGGATTCCATATCAGTAGCTTTCCTAAAGGGTGGTGCGGAGATGCATCAAGATACCTCAAGAGAAGACTACATGAGCAGCTAGGCATTGATTTTATTTACCACTCTGGAAGTATGCGCCCATCTGAGTCTACCAACACATATAATCACGCATGGCTTGAGCGTGACAATTTAATAATTGATATTACTGCCGACCAATTCAATTTCCTGGGATTCACCAACGGCCCAATAACAATCACTACTGATAGGACATTTCACGATTTATTCCATCACAATAGAAAAAGTGAGTAATCATTTTATTATAAAATAGCAGGCATAAGGTTTAAGTCTAAGCTTTGTCCCTATGTCTGGCTGTCAGGAATTGCTGGCGGTGGCATCTTCGGACAGGAATCCTTTCTGAAGTTCGCCACAATCTGGTTTAGCCATTGTTCACTCCAATAAAAAAGCCACCCGAAGGTAGCCTATTCAAGGGTTAAAAAACAATGATTCTATTCAGTTAAATTTTCAGTTTACATCTTATGTACTCTTTCATGATTAGAACCTGTTCCTCCAATTCTATTGAGGACTGATTAATTTTTTTTATACTCCCTTCAACATCGGTCTGCAGGCCTCTCTGAAAATGTTCAAAAACATCATTGCATTTCTTCATCTCACCTCGAATTTCCCCCAACCGTGGTGTTAACTCATAAAAGTAAATATGCAACAAAGACTCAAGCCGATCATACACGCCAGGCCCGAGAGATATACTTTCAATATATGCATTAAAGCCAGCCCATTCCCTCTGACTTTTGACATATCTAATTTGTGCCATCTGGATCAAAAATAACATTTTTTCCCATCGACAAAGGAGGGTATAGAGCTCTTCTCCTTTATCTCTTATAACTTTGAGGGAATCCTTTTTTGATTCATATTCAATCTGCTTTTGCCACCTTACATCTGCGAAATGATTGGCTAGCAACGCACCACCAAATGCGCCAACAAGGCCTACAAATGGGGTTAGTAGTTCACGCCAAGGTATTTGAATAGCCATTGTGGCCGCTGTACTGGACATAGTATCTCCTTCTCAATCAGGAGAATTTAGCATTATCACAGGCACTCAGTGAATGCCTGCTGTAATGTTTTAGCTCGCCTGCTCTACGACGGTATCAAACAGCGCCAGCGCTTCGGTCGCTTCCTGGATGGCCTTGCGGGTCTTCGAGACAATCTCACTTTCACTGAAGACACGATCAAAGGAGTCTGCGAATAGCTCAGACTTCAGATAGCTGTCGCCTACCCAGTCAATGGCTAACTTCGCCGCTGCAGTGTCGTAATTCACTTTCTTGATAATATCCAGGCGGATTTGCTCGGATGCGGTGATCTCTGACATGTCTTACCTCTTTGATAAATAATACATACAGAAAGACCCTGTATTAACAGGGTCTTTTATCGTCAAACTTTAGGGAACCAACGCTACAAGCCAGGTAAAGTAATGACACCCTGACTTTATACTAAAAAGTGACTCATATTAGAGCTAATGGTGATCATCCATAAAACCAGCCTGCGACACCAAGGAACATGGCTGACAGAAAACAACAAATTGCAGTTTTATGCATCAATACACCGTAAAAGGCGCAAGATATCACGACAAGAAGTACAATAAGGACAGGCCACATACTAAACAAAAGAATAGCATATGACTCCGAATTATTATAAATATTATTTTGCACTAGCATCATAATCCTTCTACGGTGTTTGAAAGCATTGCAATGATGCCAATTTTAAATTCCAACAGCGAATTTATAATAAATAGAAACCATCAAACTAACGAAAAATCACTCTTACCAAACAAAAATCATTACCAAGAAGATTCAACTACAACCCAAATATTCAACCCGTGTATATAACGCTGCACCGGAACACAAACAAATACACCTTCATTTAAACTTACTGACTTTATTATACTACCCGCAGGAGGAAAAACATCCCCACTCCCAGGCAACTTGTTAATTTGTTCAGTACCATATCGATAATACTCTGGAAGTTGTGGAAGTTTGCACTCAGTCATAATTAGCAGCTCATTTTATAAGAACTCAATGTAGCATGTATGATGAACTAAAAAACCCACATTGCAAACAATATATTTCGTTAAAGTGAAAAACATTGCTTCGCGAGGAGATTTTTTTGTTCACAGCTTCTCTTACCCTCTAAATTCCCTAAGGTTTTACCTAATATCTTAATTTTGAAATGGTAGAAATATTATGAAAGTTACAGACGTACAATCCATGAAGCATACACTCACTAAGCTTGTTAAATCAGAAACACATTCTACACTTACTTATGACTTTGCTCTGCCATGACAAAGTCTACTGTTCTACCCGTGAGCTCAGGGATGAGCCACTTCCTGTAGTGTCAGACCATCCATTTTTTCTCAAAACCAGTAGAAAAACACCTCGAAATCTGACTAAACTCCGACATTGGCTGCCTCTGCAGCGCCCCGTCAATTTGTCGGATTTACTCCACGGGGTTTTTTATCACCTGAAACTGCTGGGCAAAGGCTCCAAGAATCCAGCCCACCAGCGGTACACATTCCCGGCATCCAGAAGCAGGATACCTGAGAGATGTTATATCCTTCGAACATATGAGGAATGTATCGTAAGTAGTTCTATTCAAAGGTGAGTTCATCAAGCCTTAATGGTTTTCTTATAAAAGCCTTTTGGCATTCGATTATGAGTATCTGCCCCTCGCACAATGAGCAAAACACAGGAGAGGATTTACCGGAATCACCATTTCCATAGGTGAACTCCTTAACCCCATAAATAGTGCGCTCAACCGTGTTATCTCTGATAAGATTGATATGCCCTGCATGCTTTTCACCTTGTACTATGTATTTAGACTGCTTACCTGTTATACCCTCAGAGAAAATTGCTACCCCTTTATCAAAATCCCAGATAAAAATCTTACACCCACCGTCAGATACAAGCATTTCCAGTGTCAGCTTGTCATTCGATGCTGGATCAGACATTCTTGCATAGCATTTTCTAATCACAACACACCTACCCATTTTTAGGTAGAATATAAGCACACCAGAAACGGCATTCAACAAGAAAAAATAATCTGTCCTGCATAAGCCAGCTGACCTGCCCACAGTATTAGATACAACCAGAAGATAAAAGGCCTACCGTAATGGAAGGCCTTTATGGGGTTATGCAGTATGTTGTGGTGCCGGGTGCCTCCCGGTAAGTCTGCCCCAGTCAACAGACCTGCGTGTGTGCTCAAAGAGAAAACCTGGCTGGTCGCCCCACCGCACAGGGGGATTCACCACGCATCTACATTAGCTATGCGATAAGTGGATAGTCAATCCGATGTAACCAGTAAAAACACCTCTTTCGGAAAACTGTATATCCTGGTAGACAATAATTAATCATTTCATATTGAATCATTACAAAACCAACAATAAAGTTTCATATCAGGTTTCAAATTAAGAAAAAATTCCAGTTAGGAATTTTCTCACTTAAATCCCACACTACCCCTCATGCGAACCATAATATCCATGGTCCTTAGGAGGGTTAACTCACATGATAACCATACTGATGATAGCGTTAGCTGTAGTTCTTCTTTTAGTTGCAGTGGGTTCACTGGTTTCATACTTGCGAGAAACGAGTAAATATAAAAATACTTTTAAAAAAAGGTATTAACTTTTACCCAATTCTGCACAAAAGGGGTAGTCACCGGCACTATCCCTGCTTTCTAACTACCGCCTTCCAGTAAGAAGGCCTAAGTCACCCTGGTGTCGCAGAGAACGTCTATACGCAAGATCCATGACCTGATTACACAACCACACTCTCGCAGTGCTCTGCGCCCGTGCCCTTGAATTCATGTCACATCATCGCCGCTAATAACCAGTACGCGTTTGGCGTTCGCATATCGGGTGACGAAACGCTCAGACTTTCCTACTGCCCGCGGTAAGCAGCCCAACGTGATCAGCGAGTACGACCCATGGGCCTAAGAATATTTAATGGCCACTATCGCAACGATCAGTGCAACCAATGCCACCAGTAGTGACACACCAGTGAGCAGCAACGAGGCCGTATTCATCATCCGCTGGTAGTAAAACTCTCGCATGGCTTTTGTAGTGGACTCGCGGTGTTCAAAATCATTCTTATTAGGATATGCCAGGTCGTAACCGTCTGAGATTTTCCTTTCAATGGAAGCGTGAAGCACGTCGTTCCAGCTATGCGTAAAATTAACAAATGCATCTGTAATTTTCTGTTTCATTGTCATCTCACCCTGATTGTTATTATTGGTGATGATATCAAATAGGATGACAAAAAAAGCCAACGTATCGGTGGGCTTGTTGTGACATGTCACGGCATCAACAATCGCTATCAGGCCTTGCTATTGCACGACATGCCCACATACAGGCTTCCTGCATTTTGGTGCGCGCGATAGCCATGCAGCGCAAAGCCTCTGCTCTCTCGGTTTCGGCCTGACTACCACGCTCGACAACTTCAGCCGTTGTAACCTCTCGCTCAGTATCGAGCAGACTGCAAAAATGCCGGCTGACACCTTTGAGGCGGTTCATCCGCTCAATGTCGCCAGCGGTTAATGTGCGGTAGCCTTTTACAGTGCTGCCGTCCTGCGGTTTTGCTTCACTCATTTCGTAGCCCTTTCGGTTGTACCTGGTTTGCTTTTACTAGCTCGTAGGTGGATATTGTTGGGAAGGAAAGCATGGAGATAACCAAATGAAACAAATACTATTTACATGGTTTGCTTTTACAAATACCTATGCCTGCATCACCGCCAGCATTAATGTGAACAACTCGCTAATGCTTAATTCAGCTGTGCCGTGGATTGTTGGGGTTTCTCTTGGAGTAATCACCAATTACTTATTGGCTAAAAAACTGAAGGAAAGCGGCTTTCTGTAGGCCTGCTGGTTTCTGGCCAGGTTACTTCTTAACGCTGTCCGGCATCACCGCACCAACAACGCCAGCCAGCGCTACGCCGCCAGCGATGACGGTTTCCTGAATGCCCGGAGGCATCTGATAGCCGAAGACACCGGCAATGACCAGGATGATGCCGCGCCAGGTTGACGGCTCTTTCAGTCGATTAATGAGATAGTTCATATTTCCCTCAAACAAGAATACTTTTTGCCAGGAGATAGCGGGCTTTACGGTCATCAATGCCGTTCTGTCCGCCGTTGATAATCTGAGTGACGCGTGTAAGGTCACCGGGATAACGCAAACAGCCGCGTGAGGTATAGAACCAGGCAGCACTGCGCGCCGCATACTCATCCTGTGCCAGCAATTCAGGCTGTTTAACCAGATCAATCTTCAAAGCATTCCCGCATTCGCGGTAATTGTTCAGGCCGGTGGTCTGGATGAGCCCGCGCCCGCGGTAAAACCAGCCGTCTGTTGCCCCGTTATTCCCCATGCGTTTGCTGTACACCAGATTGGCGATCGCTCGTTGCCTTTCCAGTGGCAACGATGGTTCACCCTGCCGGCGGCCGAGCGAATTAGCCTGACCCTGCGTCAGCCGCCCGGCGCGGACAAAACTATTCAAGCCAGCCACGCTATAATTGAAGCTCTCAACAAGCTGGGTAAATCCCGTGCTTTCATGCCCTACCTGGGCAATGAACATTGCCTGGTCGATAGCGGAAGTGATGCCAAACTCTTTCATCGCGGCTGTAATATGCGGAAACCAGCGCGCAGCTAACCCGGCGCTGATGCCAGCCGCCTTCTGGAATTGTGTTTGATTCATTAGTGCCTCAGTGTATCGACCAGACGCGCCACGTTACCCCGAGCCCATAGCACGGCGGCGCATATCATCACGTTTGCCAATACCACCAGCCAGTGGGACTGTACGTAAAGACCGAAGATAAATTGGAAAGGTATGCTCGCGTAAATCAGTACAAGCAAGTAAGCAATGATGGAGATACCAGGGCGATGCCTGGCACCGCGACGTTGATAAAACATCAAAGCGCAGACAATAACGGCACATATCACCGCATTGGCCAGCGCTGCCGGGTCATTTATTACCATTCGAACCTCCTCCCCTTAATCGGGAAAGTAATCCGAACAGGCTGCTCAAGTCCTGGCTGTTAATGAAAGTCAGGACCTTGATGGTGACAGCAGATGCCACCACCGCACCGAGCGCATCAAGCGGACGATCTGTATAGCCTGTCCAGGTAGTAAATTTTGAGCCTAATAATCCGGCAGCCAGAACACCGACAATAAACGACGTCATGAAGTAAGCTATTTGCCTTCCACGTGTCAGGTTTGCGGTCGTTGCCACATAAAACACCGCGCCGCCAAAAGCCCCAAATACCACACCAAAATCGGTGTGGGTGATAACGCCATATACGACGGAACCAATTAAACCGCCGCCAAAAATCAGGCCGGTACCAGTTAAAGGATCGGACATTAAGCCCCCTCTTATTGCTGTGAGTCCTCTCAGAATTGAGGGGAAAAAGAAAAGGCCACGCATAAGCGCAGCCTCAAATGATTTGTACCTCAGCTTTCCGAGGAGCCTTATTCATGGCGAAAAAAAGCCCGCTCAGAGGAACGGGCAGAAAGTAGGCATTCTAGGTAGTAACGAAACGAAGGCACTCCTAATAGTCCGAGCTACCGATTTACCAGGAAGCATTCACTTTTGCCGTTACGTTCTATAAACATAGACAGGCAACCGCAGAAGTAAACCTTCCATAAATCTTAAATATGTTATGTGGCAGTGTGGTGCCGGGTGCCTCCCGGTGAGCATGCCCCAGCCGGCATGGCCCGCGCTGCATTTACAGGTTTCTGTAACTGACTGGTCGCCCCTCCGCATAGGGGGATTCACCACATCAATACGTTATGCTGTAAACATAGCTAGCGTCAATACACTCTGCATACATTGCTATCGAAGAGCGACTAATCACAGGCATAAAAAACCCGCATTTTATGCGGGTTTCTGACTTTGCAGCTTAGATTATCTGAATGCTGAATTCAGAGAAACTTCAGCATCCGGTTCGTGCGTAATTCTGTTTCTCAGATCCCGGCGAATAATCTCAATTGACCAGAACCACACCAGGTGACCAAATATTTCAGAAACGTTTTCATACCATGGAAGCTCAATCAACGGAGGGGTTAGGCCCATAAGCGGAAACGAAATCATATGGACAAACAGTTGTGCGAGTGCACCTGCAAGCAAACCTTGCCACAGCTTAATTTTTGGAAACACCTCGGCAACTACACAATACCCAACCGCGAACACGATGGAGAATATGATATGTGTTACGCCCACCCAGTTAAACACATGTCCGGCGAAGGTATAGACAGCCGCATTTGGATCGGCCAGCCCTAACCAATCACGCAGAAAAATATAAGGAGGGTTAAGGAAGTTTCTGGAGCAATCAATTTGCCCGGCAGCTCGAATTAATGACTCTGGTCCACAGGCACTGGTAAACATGTCGACAGGGCTACGCGGTGGTAGTGGTACTTCAGCACCCCATTTAACAAATGCTGAAACCACCCCAGAAATAAGCCCGATAAACAATGCAACGCCATAATGCCGTCTGCGAGGTTCGGTTCGCACAAAAATATCTTTTAACGCCATAAGACCATCACTTATAAAGAATATTTACAGTTCCTTAATATTCCTTAAGTTTGGCGCATGGCATTTTGATTCAGATCACACTTTATAGCCGATTTCAGGCATTTGTTTTCAAAAACACAAAACCCTGCAGTAGCAGGGTTTATATGAATGGTTTCGTTCAGGCGTTTTATTCCACGATTCAAAATATACACGACAACTTCGGACAAAATCAAGTATCGTGCGCTTAAAATGCAAAATAATGGGACCATTTACTCAATCATCTGTTGCTCGTTGAAATTCTTTATCTGCCTTCTCCTCTTCCTTCCAGCATTGGTCCACCAGCACATCGCAGAAAGGTTTCCAGTTGCGTGTCCATGTTCTGATGTGCAGGTCTGGGATAAGCGTCAGAATCGCTTTATAAGCAGCAGTAGACGGCATCGTTGAAAAACCATTCCCCGAACAGCGCTCACAGATTTTATATACCGGAGCTCCCTGCTCTTTTGTCGCTTTGCGGTCGAGAACCTGGCCTGTACCACCGCAGCGGCAGCGTGCGTTTATCTTTCCCTTACCGTCACAAGCTTCACATTTAGCGCTTATGCTGGCTGTTACTTCAGTCCACTTATCCCAGTCGGAAGGACGGACAGCACGGGATTTTTTAGCCCAATATGGTGCTTTGCCCCACGGATTAGAAACTTTGCGTTCCGTGGTAGTGGTTTTAATCTTTCCGGTGCCATTGCATACCCTGCAGACTCCCGTTGTTTCCGCGGACCGGGAATATTCCGCAAAAGCAAACTGCGCCAAAATCACGCAGCAGCGACCCAGCTCTTTACCCGCTGTTTTGCGTACGTTCTTCGGTGCAGTTTCAATCGCATACCGCGCTAGCGCCTGGACGGCCAATTGCTCATCTGTCCTACTAATGCCAGCCTTTCCGAAGAAAGCGGCCAGGCCGAAGCGCGCACGACTGCTGGTTGTACCGATGGCCGCCATAACATCTGTTCCGGTCAGGCGATTTGGTGTTGTGCTTTTCACGTCGTCGCTGATGTGCATACCCTGAGGGCTGAAATGTTTTAAGGATGCTTCGAGTTTCATGCTTTCAGTAACCCCTCTTGTTTCCATATAGCCAAAGTTCTGAGCACGCCTTCTGCATGCATCAGGCGCAGTTCGTCGCGGGTGTAATCGGTGGTTCTCTTTCTGCCATCAATGAGATTGTGGCAAGCACTGCAGGCAATTGCCCCTTGGGTATCGTCCGGCTTGCATCCAGTTCCGCAGGTTCCCGCCAGACGGTAATGCGCCAGTACGCTGGTTTCCGGATTGCCATTACAGTGCCCGGGAATACGTACTGTGCATTCGCGGCCTCGGGCCTCTTTGCGAAGATTCGCCATACTCACCCCCACATCCTGTTGCGCCAGCGAGAGTCTGGCCGCGGCGGATTTTTGTCCTCCACCAGCTGCACGCTGACGGTCCATGTCATAAAGTCAGGGTTTAAGCTTCGTTCGACCTTTACGCCCCGCTGACGATATCTCGCTACCAATTCGTCGGCCTGCTGCGTTGTGCATTCGAGATGGTGAAACCATGAGCGTTTCATCGGCATCACCCCGCGAAGCTTAAAAGCTGGTTTGCGGCGTTCTCGGCTTCCTGCCGACTGTTGAACGAACGAGAGAGGATCCACCGCCAGAGAACATCGAGCGATGATTTGTACAGTTCCTGAAATTCGCATTCGTCCATGCTTGCGAAAGAAATGCTGCGAGGGTGTTTTTTCAGCGTACCATCCGGCAGCTGTATGGCGTCATAGTGGCCTGCTTCTACGATGACCCACGCCCGGTAAGCATCGAAGGATTTGCAAATACTGATAGAGCCAGATCGCTTCTCGGCTATTCGGTCGAGATATTGCCCGGCGGCATCAAGCAACGCCGATTCACTCCCGCCATATGCAGCAAGGTATTTGGCGTAACCTGTGATAAGCCTGCGCTCATTAGACGAAATCGCCCCGCCGGTAGGTTCCCAATATTCAAAACCGAGATTGAGTAAAGCAAAGTAACGGCGGTGAAACGCCGGATTGCGGACAAGCTTAAAGTCGGCCTCCAGAACGGCGCCGAGCTTGCATTTTGATTGCAAGAAATCGCTGGTCTCCTGCGTGGCAGGGATCAGTATACCTTGGGTCTGTTTTATCAGGTGTAATTGTTGCGCCATGGGTTTCACTCCGTGGCGCTGAGATGCTCCGTTGCCGTTGTTCAGGCGGCAGGTAAATTATTGCAGCTTACTCTCGGTTTCGTCAATGCAGCCAGCTTCTTTAGCTAGCTCTTTAAACTCTTCAATCGTTAGCAAAAACTGACTTTTTCTTACCTTTTCGAGTCCGGTAATTTTCCCTCCATCACTCGAAATTAAAAACTTCCCGCCCTGCCTGATAATGTCCACCACTTCGGCGATATCGAGATCCACTTCATCCCCCTGAGCGACATACAGACGCAAAAAAATATAGTCCGGCGACAGCATCAAAGGGACACGCTTATTGCGATGCTTTGGGAAATGCCAGCCACCAAAAGGTGAATCAGTAAAACCAGTCGTCCGCGCTTTCCCACGTCTCTTGCAGAATTTGCTCAACGCGTTTTTTATCGCCATCAGCGCCGCCCAAAACGCTAAGGCCATCGTTGCTTGTGCGTCTAATGGTTAATTTGCAGTCATCATAAGACTGGGACAAACGGCGCAGCAATTCTTGCTCAAGCGCTGGTACAGCACCATCAGGGAGTTTTTTATGTTTATCAATTGTGACTTCAACTTTCATGGTTAGCACCTCACACAGATACTGTATAAATAAACAGTATACCGGTTACATGAAATGTTCAACCCCTCTGCAGCACTTTTTGCCAACACCATGCTTATGTTTAGATTGATGTTTTTCCATAATAAAAAACCCGCCAAAGCGGGTTTTATCATGTACATGACCGGTGCAGCGCAGAGTCGGGGGGACGTAAACAATATCCGCAAGGCCATGAAAAGCGCCAAGATACAGGGCAACTTCCGTAACCTGTTTATGTACTCGCCCAATGGTAAAAAGGACAGTCTCCAGATCATTCCGCAGTCAGAAGTAGCGGCCAAGGAAGAGTTTCTGAATATCAAAAACGTGAGCCGCGATGACATGACGGCAGCGTACCGCGCACTGCCGCAAATACTGGGCATCATTCCCATTCATACCGGCGGCCTTGGAGGCGTTGAAAAGGCCAACGAATTAATGCCCTTGTAAAAGCGGATGCAAGAGCTGAAGATACGTATTGGTGAAGAGATGATAAAGTTTGACACTTACTCTTTAGGCATTGGTTGATATAAAAAAAGCGCCCAAGTAGGGCGCCTTTTTTATCATAATGTGGTTAACAAGCTGCACATACACCATTAAATCCAACAGACTGAGCCTTCTTTGTTGCAACTTCGTTACTACGGCGCTGTATAACTTTAGCAATGCTCTTCAGGATTGAAGGGGAAGCGTTACGAACTTTAACCTGGTTAAGTATCTTTGTAACACCAAATTTAACCACCAACACTCCAAAGATTTCATCTGAGTAGGACTCAGAAATCGAGTATACGCCGCTCAAATCCAGATCAACTGCGTTGCCACTTTTGATTAACACTTCAATCTGATGCCGTTGAGGAATAGCCTGATTGCGCGAAGCCAGGTCACCCTCGGGTAACTTGTATGCGATTCTGTTCATCACTCTCCTCCTAACGCCTGCATGATTTCCATAAGCTGAGGATCATTTTCTTCATTATCTTTATCAACAGCTAGTTCATGAATCTTAAAACGACAAGAAATAGCCACTCCAGGCCACTCACTTTTCAATTGAGTGTAGGTCACTTCATCACCGATTGCCTCTAAGCATACATTTCCTGTAGCCAGTTGCAATTCTCCATTGTAAGTTTTTACCAATTTCATCAAGTGATAAAGGCCAAGCCCTTGATGATTATTCTCTTTTTCTTTTACGGCAACGCCACTACCAAACATACTTCCCCCCATAAAATCTTGGGGTAACTGCTGGGCCCAGTCATCCTGCAGATCAGCATGCTTAGAAGAGTGCCCTTTTTGTATACACCAAGCAATTGCATCCTTATGCGATATGATGCCGCTTATACCTGCGCGACGGAGTTCCTTCAGAAAGCCCAAGCCATAGTCTGCAAGGGAAAACTCCAAATAATGCTCTTTTCTTTGCGTAAGAGGAACTGCAGAGCGTTGAGCAAAAGAAAATCCTGTAGATTTTCCATGTGACCATACGTTGTCGTGCAACTCTCCGATAACATGCGTCAGATCAGTAAGGCCTTTGGGATAATCAGTTCTCCCTTTACCTGGAAACGCTAATTGTCTAACACAGCTGTTGATACTGCCCGTTGCTATGTCTACAGCTTCAACATTATTCAATGCGGTGACTAAGCTATAATTAGTACCAACTCTTAGACGTTCCTGTTGGTACTGATCTTCCCCCCAAAGAGCGCCATGCATGTTGATAGCTTGCATGTAACCAGGACGGGTAAACGTGCAATTATTTTCAGTAATCCTATGATGATTAACGTAGGCAGCCAAAACAGTGATAAAGCCCGGATGCCAATAGTTATCCGGTAAAGACAATTTATTCGTGTCTCGCTGATGATGCTCAGCAGTTTGTTCAATAGCGTCTTTTAATCCTAAACCCATTGACAGCGCCTTTTTTGATCATTTTTGCTTATCATATAACTTCCACCTTACCAGAGCAAAGCCATCTAGGTTCCTGATGGGCCATCTTTCTCAAAAAGCAGCCGCTCACGCTCGTCCCCCCGTCACGCCAACCCAGTTTACTGGTTAATTTTCAATCACCTGCATTGGGTTTGAAAAAGCCCGTCATCTCTGGCAGTGACGGATACATTTCACCTTCAGTCCAGTATCCCTCTGTATCTTTAATGCAGAGAATTTGCAGTGAGTTGCTCATTTGGCCCCCTCATGCAGCTGCGATGCTCGAAAAAAAAGACTCCCGCGTATGACTGTTAAGAGCTGGCGCAAAGGCCGCATTAAGAACGGCAACATCACAGCCGTCATCGGTATAGAGCGCGATTTTTTTCTCCAGACGCGCTTTCGCTTCATGCAGCTGCATACCCCGGCAGGCGCGCGGGATATATTCCGCAATCTGTGAAATAGCCTTTTCGTTCTTTTTAAACATGCTTCACCCCGATAGGCTTGATGGTGTCGAGCAGCAACCGGCGGCGCGTATTTTCTGCAAAGTGACGGCGCCCGGTTTCTTTGTGGTAAAACTCGTTTTTGCCGACGACCCACATCCGCTCTGTCTGGTGCAGTTTTTTTACCTGCGGACCGTCTTTGGTGATCACGATGCCGGTATGGGTTTTCACAATTGTCATAAGGCCTCCCGTGATGACGATACCGGCGTACAGGTAAAAATCATTTCCTGAATATCGAGGAAACGCTGGAATACAGGACAACCAAGCAGGCTGTAATTCATCCCTGACGCTGCCTTTGGCACCATCCCTAACCGTTTCATGTCAAAATCGATGACGGCGCGCTGATCGCGGAACAATCCCAAACGACCATGTCGCACAACCTCGCCAGTCGCTTCTGCTTCGGAAAAATATCGTTGGACAGTAGCGCGGCTCAGGCCCAGTTTGTTCATTGCCTCGGCGGTCGTGAGGCGCCCCTGATGCCTGGTGATCCGAATCACTGCGCGGACGTACTCTCTGCGCTCAATTGCTGACAATGCTCTAGCCATACATACCTCACTTAACGACACGCAAATGGCGCACGTTTTTGCGATAGCTGTCCCACTCAAAATTCACCCACATACCGCCGTCCATCTGGAGACGGTCAAGGATCCGCATACCTAGTGTTTCCTTCAGCGATTCATAGTTCAGGTTGGTTAGGATGCCGACAGGTCGCATGGAGGACAGCCGGCGATCGATAACCTGATTCAGGATGACTTTTTCACCGCTGCTGCCGCGCTGAATTCCCACTTCATCCAGAATGAGCAGGTCCACATGGCACAAATCGTCCAGTAATGACGCCTCTGACTGTCCGCCGTCATAACATTCCCGAACACGCAGCATGAGATCCGGAATGGTTACCACCAGCACAGAGCGGCCACCAGCCAGCAGGTGATTTCCGATTGCCGCCGCCAGATGGTTTTTACCGGTGCCCGGCGCTCCGCTGAATACGAAACTCGCAAATCCAGAGCCGAAATGCTGCGCGTAACTTTTCGCCATCGAGAGCGCCCGACGCTGACCATCCGACTCAACCTGATAGTTAGCGAATGTACAGCCGCGGTGCAGATCCTGAATTCCAGCACGTCCAAAGATTTTCTCTGCACGTGCTCGCTGGTTTTGTTTATCCAGTTCCTCGCAATGCTTTCGCCCCTCCTCGGCTTGCCAGGCACGCCATTCATCAACGCTGCCGAATTTTGGCTGAACGCCAGGGGGAATGAGTTTTTTCAGTCGCTCCAGTGCATTCCCGGTACGAACAATGTTTTTCATCGCTACCCCCTGAATCCCGCTGGGATGGTTTTGTCAGGTTCCGAAATCTGATTGGGATCTCGAGTTCCTGGCGCCTGCTGAATCGCCCACGGTTCGCTGAAATGCATACCAGGGCCAAAAAACGTTTTCGCCTGTTTCACGTACTGCGTGTTCAGGATTCCCTCGGCTTCAACGAAAGCCGCGTAACGCACCACTCCTGCGAAGATTTCCGCCGTAGTGGTTCCATCCCTGATTCGGGCATTCCAGGCTTTGAAGGCATCGGATTTGCTGTTACCCCCTGCCCGCTTGGGATAAACCGACCAGACCTGCTCGAACTCATTCGGGTATATTTTTTGAGGTTCAGGTTTATCGCCTTCGTCCTGGTTCTGATCGTCAGGGGGTGTGGCGGAGCCATGCCCCGAACTATCTTCTTCCTGATCCTGTTCCTGCTCCTGATCCTGTTCCTGGTTAAGGAACGGTTCGAGAACCCTTTCGGAACCCTTTAGTTTTGCGATACCAATGTGGGATATTGCCGAGGCTAAAACCCGCGCCAGCTCTGGCTTCACCGTAGATTTGTCCGGGACCTGATCAAACAAACGAAGTGCTGCAATTCCCTGGTTTGGGTTTTCAACTGAATTCCAGGTCAGAAAGTTACGAATTAGCACCCATTTCGATGACGAATCACGCGTTGCGAAACCGTTAGCCGATAGCTCATCAAACCCTTTCGAAACCCTTTCAGGAGTCCAGGCAAGGTCTTCCGAAACGTATCCATCAGGCAGCCTGAAGCATCCGATCATGTTTGTGTGTTGCCCGGTGAGCAGGTACAGCGCCAGCAACCTGGCATCATCCGATACCCGGCGCATTCCATCGCTTATCCAAAATGATGTATGCACCTTGCCGTAATCACGCATAGAGACCCCGTTGTTGCTTAAACTGGTGTGTTTTCATCACCAAGCACCCACCGCAAAGCCTCAGCGTATTCGCCACTGGCGGTTTGAAGTTGCTGGGTGATTTCCTTACGGGATTTGAGACGCGGCTTTGTGTCGCCGAGGACAGCGCGCTGACGGCGAGCTTTCTCGTGGCCAGTTACACCCTCTGCAGCTGCCTCTAATTGTTTGACCGTTTCCCGTTGCTTTTCAGGTGGCATATCGACCATCTGACGCGCTTGAGTGACAGTGACTGTTCCAGCCTCAACCGCCGCCTGGACTGCCTGTGTAGCATCCAGTAGAGCCACGGTTGCCTGGACCGTTTTTACGCTGCAGCCAAAAAGCAGGGCAATGTCATTTTCGTCATGACCGTATTCCATCTGCTGAACCATTTTTTTGGCCCGGCCCAGTGGGGTATCTGGTTGCGTTATCTCGTTTTCGCTGACCATGTATTTGGCCATTTGAATTGCTGAGCCGCGCTTAGCTATACCGGGTACCGGCCAAGGTTCCAGCCCTGCCCGCTTTCTCCTGGCGTTTGCTTCCTTAGCGTTCTTTACGCGCTGCCGACCTGCCACCACACAGGTTTTCCCTGTCTCCGGGTCCTTCCACACGATAATCGGTTCGAGTACCCCAAGTTCCATGATGTTGAGGATCACCGCTTCATTAAGCGGTAGGTGTACTCGTTCGTCGTAAAGCGGGTGTGTTGTATCGGTAACCAGATGCAAACTTTCCGGTTCGAAAAACAGAACATTGCTTTTGCCGCTGGCGCCGTAAGCGTCTTTCGAATTTTTAGCCATGGACGCCCCCGTTATTGATATTCAGTTGGTGAGTGTTCATAATTTCCCCTGTGAATTGATCCAGTTAATTCGCAACGAAAGCCGTAGGTGTTGCAGCACCGCGGCTTTCACCTTTTTTGATATTCCTCATTACAGAGCTCCCAGCATTGAAGTGACAATGGCCATCAGTGGTGCTGTTAACTCCGGGTCTATCCGGAACATCTCCACAATTCCCTCGCTCAGTTCTTTCAGCTTCTGATGGCGTGGTGCCCCCATAGCAACGGCAACCTTTGCTTCACTGGTTTCTTTTTCCAGACGAGCCAGACGGGACATAAAACTGTCTTCGGGCAATAGACGGTGGCGATATTCCAGCGGAAGAACGGCCATGATCGCCGGTGTAAGAAGGCGAACGTACTCGCGATAGCGCTCAGACTCGGCCGTGTTGTCCAGGTAGCGAAAAAGCTTTTGTCGGGCTCGGCTGATGTCACCAGGAAACGCGATCTCCTCGCCGCCCTGCTGTCGCCATTCCTCGACGATGTAAGCAGAAACAACATCCTGCCCTTCAGCTGCTGCCCAAGCGCGAACGGCAGAGCGAATTGCGTCGTGATCTGCCTCTCTCTGTTGATTTCGCTTTATCAGGGCGCCGGTGTTGAATCCGGTATTTTGTTGAAAGGATAGTGTTTGCATGGTTAATCCCCATTAAGCTCGGAGCTGTTAGTTAGGGGAGTTGCAGGAGGTATAAACTCAGGCCAGATTGTTTCCCAATCATCTGGGAAACAATCTGCTCTGGTAACAGCGCCTTCCGTAAGCTGTTCTATTTGTATGGCACGAGATGGGGATATGGCAGCAATCCCAGATGCCATTTGTGAAAGATAAGAGGTCGATACTTCGAGCTTTGTAGCCAAGGCCTTGGAGCTGCCTCGTTTCATGTTTAGATAATCTTTAAGTTGCATAGTGGCTCCCTCGTGTGATTACGGTGAGTTTATAAAATACTAAACCAAAACGTCAAGTATTTGCTTGTTTATAAATTACTAATCAAAATGCTTTCTATGACGACACAGGAAATTAGACGCAGGCGACTTAAGGAATGGTTCTCAGAAAAGTCGCTTCCAGAGAAAGAGAAAAGCTATTTATCTCAATTGATAAATGGCCGCAGTTCCTTTGGCGAAAGAGCGGCAAGAAGGTTAGAAAGAGATTACGGAATGCCCTCAGGCTTCCTTGACTCAGACACCTCTGGCTCCCAAAGCACACCTCCAAGTCTTGTGTTGAGTGAAGAAGAACTTAAGCTCATTACTTTTTTTCGTGGATTCCCTGACTCCGCAAAGAAAGAAGCGCTAATTGAATTTGAATCTAAGTTCAATAAATACAACGAACTTTTCAAAGAGTTACTGGCTTCACGCAGTTAACGCTAACGCCTCCGCCTCCCAAACCAAATCTCGTCAAAGGCGGGCTTTGGTTTTTTCACAACCCCTTCCTTCATTTGGGCCTTAGGATCTGAAGGCTTCAATTTTTTACGCACAAAAGTTTACTTTTTACTTTACAGTATAGTTTAGCAATGATTAAACTCATTACATCAACAACGCGCTGCGTTGCTCCGATAAACGTTCCGCTGGCCACGTAATGGCTGAGGTTGAAATGGGTAAGCAAGGCATCAGAGCCATGGTCATTTCAGCAGTAATTGGGCTCTTCATCTGGATCGCGCTTTTCTGCGCACTGAGGGAGTTATTTACATGATTGATTTCGCACGCAAACCCGCTCGTCAGCAGGCTATTCGTTTAAGTCCGCTGTCAGCTTTCATCCGCCGGGTGTGCTACATGCTCGCGCAAAAAGGAGACCCTTCATGAGCACGATGTTTGCCCTGGTTCTCACCGTCAGCATGCTGACGGGCGGTAATCAGGATGTCCTGCTCGGGGTTTATGACACTGAGAATGACTGCAAGGCAGCTGCAGAAGAGCAACACGTGAAAGCTGAATGTTATCCGCTGAAAGGTGTACTGGACGAGCATCCGGCCGGGTTCACGGTGCAAATGTAGGGGGAAGAATGCAGAAGAAATGCGGTTACTGCCGTAAAGCAATCGAGGGAAAACCAGTGGTAAGCACCCTGTTGTACCTCCAGGGGAACCAGCTCGCACGGAAAGAAAAAGAGTACTGCTCTGAACGCTGCGCCTCTTACGACCAGATGGCGCACGAGGGCTAACGTAAACCCGCCGAAGCGGGCTGTACGTCCGGTGCCACCGACCAAAGTTACACCGGAAATTACCAAAACCAATGACCACCCTGAATGGGCGCTACCAATGGCCCGGGGGATTCTACATCCAAAATAGAGGCTATCACATGGAATATTTTTATCTGATAAAAGCGACTCAAAAATCGGGTAAAGCTGATGCCGTAATCTGGCGCACTAATAAATCAGAAGCCCGCGCTCTACTGCAGCTCGACGTCGATCTGGAAGACGCTGGGATCGAAACAGGCCGCGGAAAAGACTATCAAAAACCAATTCGCACCGATTTCCCGGTATTCAATGATCTACCGGCGGAAGGTGTTCTTGATTACTCATGGTGCGAACGTTACCAGCTCGGCGATGATGGTCGCACCTGGGCTCTGAAGCCAGGTCAGGTGCCTGCGGATCATCACATCGATGATGCCGGAGTATCCTCTGAGCCCATTAGTGGCGAGCTGGTTGATGCCAATACTACTGGCGACTCGGTACAAGGTGAGGCCGTGGAAACTTTCGGTAGCGATGAATACCAGGACGACTCGAACGCGCTTTTTAACGTGGCCGAACTCCCCTTTCGCGCTCAGCTGCTGGCGCAGTACATGGCCGAAGAACGTCACGTTTATCATATCAGCATGCCTCACCGGCAGGAGCTGTCAGTTCTTGAGATGGACACTGATAACGCAGCCGTCCAGGATCTGATTCTGGCCGCCGAGAATATCCCTGAAATCAAAAAATACGATATGCCGGCGCTCTGGAAATTCACCAGTGCCAATAAAAAAGTCTTCCCCGAAGGGAAACGGCATGAGCTCGGCAAGCGTATCCAGTTTGCAAAGCTGTGGTTCGCCACGAACGCAATCGACCGCGGCATTCTCACCAGGGAATGGGCTGCCGGTAACTACATTTCTTCGGTTTTGAAAACTGATGCAGGAACTAATGCTGGCGGCGGTAATAAAACCGATCGCAATCCTGACTACACCCATACCCTCGATACGCTCGATGTTGAAATAGCCCTGGCCACAATGCCGATGGATTTCGATATCTACAATTTCCCGGCATCTATTCACCGCCGGGCCAAAGAGATCGTCCAGAAGAAAGAAAGTCCGTTCAAGGAATGGTCGGCAGCGCTGCGCAAGGTCGCAGGCATCTTGGATTATTCCCGCGCAGCGATTTTTGCCCTTATCCGTGGCGCCACCAGCGATATTCATCATTTCCCGGTAAGTCTGCAGACCTATATCAATGCGAACCTGACCGAGCATAAGCATGACGTCCCTTCTGCTGAGACGCTTGAGAAAGCTGGTCATGCTTCATCTGCCGCCGTCACTCTGGACGCGGAGAAAAAGGCTATCAATGGAGATGAAGGTGTGCCTGAACTGGAAAATCTCTCCACTGACTTTCAGGTAATTGGCACCGAACTGGTGAAAGAAGCTCAAAAGAAACGTCCTGACGCTAATCAGGTTCTGGCCGCCGAACGCGGCGAATATGTTGAAGGGATTAGCGACCCTACAGATCAGAAGTGGGTAACCGAAGACCTGACCAAGCCCAAACAGCCTGAAGTTTCAAACATGGGCAATGGTGTTTTTTCGATTGATGGTCTGATGGATAGCCAGACATCACCAACACCAGCACTTTCTATCGTGGACCAGGCGCGCCAGCGCGCTGCAGAAGAAAAATTACATCCAGCTAATTCCGGGGAAACCACCAGCGATGTGCAGATGGAAACGGCTCAGCCGGTCGAAGACGAAAATGATAATGCGGTATCAGCAGGCGAAGGCGCTGATGAGCCTCCTGCGCAAACAACTGCCGTGAACATGAGCAAAATACTGGCTGAACGCTGCCCGGATCTTACCGCCGAAGTGCTGAAAAGCCAGGTTTCCGAGAGTGCTCATAGCGATGAAGAGGAAGTGGCTGAACAAGCAGCGCCAGCATGGCCGGAGTATTTCGAGCCTGGTCGATATGAAGGCGTGCCAAATGAGATCTACCACGCCGCTAACGGTATCAGCTCCACGATGGTTAAAGATGCACGGGTATCGCTGATGTATTTCGAGGCGCGCCACGTATCTAAAACCATCCAGAAGGTACGCTCCCCTGTTCTGGATATGGGAAATCTGGTGCATGCACTGGCGCTGCAGCCTGAGCAGCTGGAAAAAGAATTCAGCATCGAGCCGGAAATCCCGGAAGGCGCCTTCACCACGACGGCGACGATCCGCGCGTTTATCGACGAATACAACAACGGGCTTCCGGTTTTGCTCAGCGCAGATGACATCAAGAGATTCCTGGAGGAATACAACGCGACCCTGCCCGCCCAGGTTCCTTTGGGTACATCAGTTGAAGAAACCGGCCAGGGTTATATTTCTTTGCCTGCTGAGTTCCAGCGCATTGAAGACGGTCAAAAGCAAACCGCTACCGCAATGAAGGCATGCATCAAGGAATATAACGCTACTCTGCCCGCCCAGGTGAAAACCAGCGGCAGTCGCGATGCCTTACTGGAACAGCTGGCAATCATTAACCCTGGCCTGGTTGCTCAGGAAGCACAGAAGGCGCAGCCGCTGAAAGTCTCTGGCACAAAGGCCGATCTGATTCAGGCCGTGAAATCGGTAAAACCGGATGCCGTGTTTACCGACGAGCTGCTGGATGCATGGCGCGAGAATCCGGAAGCAAAAGTGCTGGTTACCCGCCAGCAGCTGGCTACGGCACTAGCCATTCAGAAAGCACTGTTGAATCACCCGACCGCTGGCAAGTTGTTGACGCACCCGAGCCGAGCCGTCGAGGTGAGCTATTTCGGCATTGATGAGGAAACCGGGCTGGAAGTTCGCGTGCGTCCTGACCTTGAGATAGACATGGGTGGCCTGCGCATCGGTGCAGACCTTAAAACCATCAGCATGTGGAACATCAAGCAGGAAGGCCTGCGCGCCAAATTGCACCGGGAAATCATCGAGCGCGATTACCACCTGAGCGCGGCTATGTACTGCGAAACCGCAGCCCTTGACCAGTTCTTCTGGATATTCGTCAACAAAGACGAGAATTACCACTGGATCGCCATCATCGAGGCATCCGAAGAACTGCTGGAACTCGGCATGCTGGAATACCGCAAAGCTATGCGCGCGATCGCGAACGGTTTCGACACTGGCGAATGGCCGGCGCCAATCACTGAGGATTACGCCGAAGAACTTAACGATTTTGATGTGCGCCGTCTCGAAGCGCTGCGCGTACAGGCATAAGGGGGAACAACAATGTCCAATTTAGTCGCAACTACTGAAAACCAGACTCAGAAGATCGACAACGTTTCTATCCTGACGAACGGTGAATTGTTCAACCGTCTGCGCACGCTCTCGGAAGTAATGGCCAATAGTGGAAACTTCGTGCCTGAGCATTATCGTGGGAAACCAGATGCGTGCATGGCTGTAGTGATGCAGGCAGCGCGCTGGGGTATGGATCCTTTCGCTGTAGCACAAAAGACTTTCATCGTTGGTAATTCAGGTGTGCTTGGTTATGAAGCGCAACTGGTTAACGCAGTGATCAATACCATGGCTCCGACAAAAGACCGTATTCACTTTGAATGGTTTGGGGCATGGGAAAACATCGTTGGACGCTTCGTGGAGAAGACAAGCAGCCAGAACAAAAAGTACATTGCACCGGGCTGGAATTTGCAAGATGAAGCTGGAGTGGGCGTCCGCGCCTGGGCAACGCTCAAAGGAGAATCAGAACCTCGTGAGCTTGTGCTGATGCTTTCGCAGGCACAAGTACGCAACTCTACACTGTGGGCGAGCGACCCCCGCCAGCAACTGGCCTATCTTGCCGTTAAACGTTGGGCACGACTGTACTGCCCGGATGTGATCCTCGGGGTCTATACCGCCGATGAAATTGACGAACGCGAAGAAAGAGTTATCAACCCGGCGCAGACCGAAAAAGTCACGCTGAATGAGATAACACACTCCGTTGGCGCTTCCACCAACGCGCAAGAGTCTGCATCTAACGTTGACTCTGTTGCGGATAAACTCCGTGGCCGAATTGATACAGCTGACTCTGTGGGTCAGGCCCAAGCCATTCGTGCAGACATCGAATCACAGAAAGCTCTGCTGGGTACTGCTTTGTATACCGAACTGAAGAGTAAGGCGGTGAAACGCTACTACCTTGTTGATGCGAAGAACAAAGTTGAGGCCGCCATAAATTCACTCCCTAATCCGGGGGATCCGGAAGCAGAAGCATTATTCGCGAAGGCAGAAAGCACCTTGACCTCATCGCGCCGCCACCTCGGTGATGAACTGTATGACCAGTTCCGCATCACCCTGGACGACATGAAACCAGAATACGTGGGCTAAGGGAGGCGGGAGGGCTCGCCCTCCCGGTAACGATATGACGAAAATTACTGAACGCGGAATGATTTTTAACGCTGAGATGGTGCGGGCGCTGCTGAGCGGCAGGAAGACGCAGACCCGGCGAATCATCAAGCCGCAGCCAGAGGCAACATTAAGCGGAAGTTTATCCGGTAAGTGGTTAAGCAGACCTCTTAACGGACTGTTGTTGCCGAAAATTGAAGATATCGCAATCCATTGTCCGTTCGGTGTCGTCGGTGATCGCATCTGGGTGCGAGAGACGTTTCAGGGGCCACTGTTCGACTACGACCTAATGGATAGCTATTGCAAAGACCCCACTCCGTTTGAGAAGCCCGAATTCTGCGTTTACAAGGCTGATGGAGTGCCAGCGCCAGAGTTTTACGATGCAGATGATGAACTGCATTGCTGCTGGCGACCATCTATCCACATGCCGCGCTGGGCCAGCCGCATTCTTCTGGAAATCACCAACGTGCGGGTTGAACGACTGAAGAGCATCAGTGACGGCGATGCGATACGCGAAGGGTGCAGTACCGCCGACATGAAGAGTGGCGACTGTGTAGCTGATGTGTTCGCGCGCCTGTGGGCGTCAATCTACGGCGACGAATCCTGGAATTCCAATCCGTGGGTTTGGGTTATTGAGTTCAAACGAATTGAGGAGCTGACAGCATGAGTCTTAAACATCGATTACCTGAGCTGGAAGCCAGCATCGACCCGGCAGCATTGCGCGCAGCCGCCGACGAATATTCGGATCTGCTTATGACTTTGTGCTTGTGCATGAAGATGGCCGGCCCCACCCGGGCTAACGTGCGCGCCTGCGCCACCGAGCTTAAAAAGCGCCTGACAACCTGGCACAGCCATAAAGAGCTCAATGCAATTCTGTCCAGTTGGGATCCCGTTGGCTATGTTCTCGGCCTCCGCCGGGAAGCGAACGACAACGCGCGCGCAGCTGGCGATCCGGTTGATGTTTTTGTGTGAGGTGAATATGCGACTGATTAACCGAAGCAAACAATCACCGCTGGGCCGCCAGGCGTGCGATGCCGCGCTGGCAAAACATGTTGAGCTCTATGGCGATTATGGCAGGCAGAAAATGAAGCGGACCTATACCGTCGTGGTTCAGGGCACAAAAATCACTGTTGAGGTCGTTAATAGGAATTGCAGCTACGTGGCCACGGCCATGAACTGCGCCCGGCGGCTCCGGCATTTACCCGGTCAGGTTTCCTGATATCGAATTATCAATTCGACGCGGCAGGCCAGCTTAAACTCGGTCTGCCGCCTGTGAGGTGTTTATGGCACAGGTCGTTTTTAATGAAGAATGGATCGTTGAATCTCGCCTGACCGAGAGAACTGGACTCACGCAAAGGCAGATAAAAAGTTATCGACTTGGATCATGGATCGAAGGCGTCCATTTCAAAAGGCTTCCCCAGACAGAAGGCGCATGCAAAGAGCGCGCTGTCATTTGGTACAACTTACCCAAGATAAATCAGCTCGTACAGGACGCATGATGACGGCATTACCTACTGGTGTAGAAATTCACAATGGAAAAATCAGGATTTGGTTTCTCTTTCGCGGCAAACGCTGCAGGGAAACACTCAAGGGATGGACTGTTAACAATGCCAACATCAAAAAAGCAGGAAATCTTAGAGCTGCAATAACTGGCGAGATACAAATGGGGACTTTCGAATATGCAAGTCGGTTCCCTGAGTCGAAATCGAAGACATTTGGCGGGGAGGTTCAACCGGTAGAAACATTTGACGACCTCTGCAATCTTTTCCTTGAAAATAAAAGGCTTGAGATTGCAGAGTCATCCTACTTCAATCTCAAATCAATGCTGAGGGTCCTCACTCGGATCATCGGTAAAAACACGCTGATTAAGGATATCCAGCATCACGACATCCTGGCCTGCCGTAGAGAGCTTCTTTACGGCGCTGTTATCCACGATGATTCCCCTTGGCTGAACAAGACTGGCAGAGCCGTTAGTACGGTAAATTTTCGCATTAATGCGCTATGTCTGATGCTCAAGTTTGCCCACCAGAGCAAGTTTGTATCCCATGCGGCTTACGAGAATATTCGTCCATTAAAAAAGGAAAAAACCATTCCGGATCCATTGCTGCACGATGAGTATGAGCTATTTATTAACGCAATTACGGAATATCACGCAAGAATTTGGCGGGTTGCGATTTTTACAGGACTCCGTCACGGTGAAATTTGTGCGCTCGCCTGGGAGGATGTAGACCTCCAAAACGGGAAGATTTACGTAAACCGCAACGTCACGCAAAAGGGAACGTTTTGCCCGCCAAAGACTAAGGCTGGTGTCCGTACAATCACGCTCCTAAAACCAGCTCTCGAAGCATTACGGGAACAATTTGAGCTAACTGGTCATCTTGACGCGACTAATATCGTTTTCCATCACAGGGAGATAGGTAAATCTGAGCAGCAGGCTCTTCGCTTCGTGTTTCGCCCAAAACCTCAATCGAAGAGTAAGGCCGGGTTCTATTCCCGAGGTTCAATATCTTACAGCTGGAAAAGAGGGATGATGCTTGCGAATTTGAGAAGCCGCGACCCTTATCAGTCAAGGCATACCTATGCATGCTGGTCTTTATCTGCCGGAGCAAATCCCTCGTTCATTGCCAGCCAAATGGGGCATGAAAATGCCAAAATGGTTTATACCGTGTATTCAAAATGGATTGGCGATATGGACGAAGATCAGGTCGGGCTACTCGATAGCAAATTCGCAAAGATGTCCCTATAATGCCCCCAAGACTAAAAACATGATTAAATTTTCAAATAATATCAACAAGTTAAATAAAACCAGTAAAGTTAATACCGATTTATGCAATAGCAGATGACCCGGTTCCTGTTTATCGCACAGCCTGGAGAAGGAAAAGTGACAGTGTCACCTAAAGGCCAACAAGGCCGAGAAGGCGCAGGTCCGGTGGTCAGGATAAGAAAGCGCCAGTCCGTGACGCTTTCGGAAAGCAACAATCGCCGCTCGCCAGGCCGCGATCCAGGGAATGAAAACTGTGATGAAACGGGTAAATGGATTGCCAGGCAGGGTCGCGGTTGGCTAGGTGCCTTTTCTGACCAGGCGGGCGGCCTGAACAAAAACCTCATCTTCCACCCCGTCCCCCTTCTGTCTGCCCAGTCTCACCAGTTCATCCACGATACTCCCCTGATTAATCTGCTTCTGTGTAGCCACTAAGCTAATGACCGCCGCGCCGATGGCCATGCCAATCAATGCCGTTTGTTCATCTTTATCTTTCATGGTGTCGCTCCGTCTGTCCTCCAGAGAAAGGCTAGCAAAAGATACCACCAGCTCAATTTCAAATTCATCTTCTTTACACCTCCCGGAAAACGCAGGCGCCGCGCTGACCTCTCCTTCCCCCTGGTGGCGATGGCGCAAAGCGCTGCCGCCTCATACCGGGTCTTTATTTTGCCAGCTTCACGTTGCGCGGAAATAAATAAAAATAACGCGCGCGCCGAAGAGTAAAAAAAGGAAATAACAGCCTCAGCGATAAAACCAGATTATTCCAGCAGGGAATAGCTGGGATGCTAATATTTCATTTCCCCACCGGTTTTTAGAAGCCTATAGTTTTTTTGCCTGCAGAACATCCACTTAGGTTAAAAGACATAAGGACATAATAATGATTGTTTCAGCCCCCAGCGATTATCGCGAAGCCGCTCGTCGCCGTCTGCCCCGCTTCCTTTTCGATTATATTGACGGTGGCGCGGTGGCGGAAAATACCATGAACGCCAACGCCACCGAGCTTGCTTCGGTAGCCCTTCGCCAGCGCGTGCTGTGCGGGGCGGGCGAACCGACGCTGGCCACCACGATCCTTGATGCCTCATGGGCGATGCCCGTGGCGCTGGGGCCGGTCGGCGCCACCGGGATGTACGCCCGCCGCGGCGAAGTTCAGGCGGCCCGCGCCGCCTCCCGCGCCGGGATCCCGTACACCCTGTCCACGGTGTCGGTCTGCTCCATTGAAGAGGTGGCGAGCCAGGCCAGCGGCGCACTCTGGTCCCAGCTGTACGTGCTGAAAGATCGCGGCTACATGCGTAATGCGCTGGAGCGCGCGTGGGCCGCCGGCATGAAAACCCTGGTATTCACCGTCGATATGCCGATCCCCGGCTCGCGGTATCGGGATAATCGATCAGGCATGTCCGGGCCGCACGCCACCCTGCGACAGTATCTCCAGGCCTGTACTCATCCACGCTGGGCAATGAACGTCGGGCTGGCGGGCAGGCCCCTGTCGTTCGGTAATATAGAAGCCTACACCGGCCACAAAATGACCATGGACGACTACATGGGGTTCATCAGCAACAACTTCGACCCGTCCATCGCCTGGCACGATCTGGAGTGGATCCGCGACAGCTGGCAAGGGAAATTAATCATCAAAGGGATCCTCGATGCCGACGATGCGCGCAATGCCGTGCGCCTCGGCGCCGATGGCATTGTGGTGTCGAATCATGGCGGCAGACAGCTCGATGGCGCCATCCCCACTGCCCGGGCGCTACCAAGGGTGGTGGATGCGGTCGGCGACGATCTGACGGTACTTGCTGATTCCGGGGTGCGCTCCGGCGTGGACGTCATTCGCCTGCTGGCCCTCGGCGCGAAGGGCGTGCTGCTCGGGCGGGCCTATATTTATGCCCTGGCCGCGGCGGGCGAAGCGGGCGTGGCGCATCTGCTGCACTTATTTGCCGAGGATATGAAGGTCACCATGACCCTCACCGGCGCGACCTCGCCATCGGCCATCAGCCTCGATTGCCTTGACCGCCTTGAACAGGATCAACATCGCACTCATGCGGTGCCGGTATCCTTACCCGCCTGA